ATGCAGGGAGGGGGTGCAAATTTTGCACGACCCCCCACCTCTATAAAATAATTCTCTCGGGTGCACTAATCTTCTTCTGAATCTGGTTGCTTTATTTTTATATATAAATTCATAAAATCATATTGAATTATTTCATCAATAGCTCTTTCAATCTCTTCTGCTTCTTCTTCTTCTGTGAATTCATTTGATGTCTTAGCTATTCTTGCTAAGTATGAACATGAATTGTAACCTTTTTCAACATCAAACAAAAACCAAGAATTGAAATCTTCAAAAGGATTAAAAGGATTATCAATTGTTGATAACATTACTTTCATTTTAATTAAGCTCCTTTCAAAACTTTATACAAACATTTATTAAAACATTAATCAAACAATCAATTAAACAAATTAATTACACATAATCAAACAAACAATTACTTATCTGAATACTTGATTATAGTTGATGTAGATACGCCTAGTTTTTGTGCTATTTGGGCATTAGTATAGCCAGAAGCTTTAAGAGTAGCTATATGGTTTATCTTAGCCTGACTTAGTTCTTTAGTACTTCTAGGCATAGCTAACTGTTTAACAGTATCCATATCTGCATTATTCAGGATAGTCTTTAATGTATTTGGTGATATGGCTCCTGCCTGTATAGCTTCCCATTCTTTGTCTGTAATCTTAACTAATTCTCTCTTAGCCCCCACCTGTCTTCTCATCTTATCTAGGGCCTGTTGTCCAACCTTTTTCTTCTCTTTCTTAGTCATATCTGGGTTGTCTTTTACCTTGGCTTGAACTATGGCATTAGCTAGGGTTTGAGCCTGACGTTCGCGTGGGGCATTCTTTAGGGCCACGTTTACTTTAGCTTTTAGGGATGCCGCTTCTTTTTGATAGCGGGCCTTAGCTTCAGGACTATATGGTATGTCTGGGGTAGTTACCATTTCTTTACGGGCCTGGTTAGCTAGGGCTTTAAGATGATTAGCGTAGTCTGCGTATGCTAATTCAACTGGGTTCCTACTGTCTGATACTAATGTGTATGCATCATCAGTCTCGAACATCTTAGTACTTTTTTGTGTCTTAGTTATTGTTTTAGTATATTCTTTTCCTGTTCTTTTATTAACCATTTTCTTTTCATAAGTTAAATCATCTGCTACTTTCCATGATTGTTTACCTGTTTCAGGATCTATAATAGGTGAACCTTGTCTCTTAAGTACTGATTGTTGTCCTTTGGCACGGGATACTATTGTACCTGTACCCTCACTGTATCTTCCTGTTTCAGGGTCAACATGTCCTTGGTATTTCTTTTTCAATGCTTTAATATTATTATCAGCTTCGCTCTTCTTGTAGTCTAGTTTATGTTTAGCAGCATCGATAACAACCATTGAATGTCTAACTGCTCTTGCTAATTCATCATCGCTAGCTCCAAGTAATGTCATATCAGTTATTAAGTTAGAAATTTTGCCCATCTCATTTTGTGTATTGTCTTTCTTACCTGTTTTCATATACTTCATTCCTGGTCTTTCAGGGTATTCCATTTTAGGATCAAACCCTTCTAACGCTTTTAACGGTGGTTTAGAACTTATTCTAACACTACCACCTGTAGGAATAACCATTGCTGTATCACCATCAAAGTCTGCTCCTGATAGTCTCTCTGCTACTTTACTGTTAATACAAACAGCATCTTTAGGATTAGGTCCTATTAATTTTTTGGCATCTTTGTGTTTGTTATTTACAGTAAGGATTGGTATTTCAAATAGTCCTCCATGAGGGTATCTAACTAATGCTACCTTTTCTCCGTCATTATAGTTAGGAGCATAGATTTCATTATCCTTTATTGAAGGCACCGGTAAGATTACTTGATATTTTTGTCTAGGCAATGCTGCTGCATGTAGATGCACTGCTGCTGAATCACAGTCATCAGAGAATGATTTAAGTAATGCCTTCTTAACAGTAGGATTAGTTAAACTCATTATTTCATCAAACTCTGCTTGTTTATCAGCAGATGCTAATCCTAATTGTCTCTTTACTAATGATAAGTTTTGCTTAGAAAGAAATTGTGAAGGTAATTTATCAGCCCATTCACCCCAGTCGCCTTCTTCTGCTCTCTTATTTATTAATGAAAGTTTTCTGTTACCATTTTTATCAGTATAATAACTTTGGCCACCAGCTTTGATTAAAGAACCAAATGGATTATCTGGGTCATCTTTTATCGGTTTCAATACTTCAAGTTTAGATTTATCTTTTGTTTTATTAGTGTTGAACATTACATCTACACCTTTTGGTAAATCATCAGAATATACAGCCATTCCTTTTATATAGTGAGTTCCATCAACCATAATACGAACTTGTGCATAATGAGAATTACCTAAGTTAAGGTCTTCAACACCTCTTCTTATTTCAACTAGTCCATCTTTTTCTAATCCACCATCTTCAGCATATCTTATAGCAAGTCTCTTAGAATCCATAGATGATGGATAAACAAATTTATCGAATGTTTGTCCTCCATCATGTGATGTATATTCATGTACTGAGTGTACATTCTGATAATCATATATAGCACTAGATACTTTTCTTTCATTACCGTTTTTATCTATTATTGTTTTATAAGGTGTATCTGGTGGACATAATACTTTTAAATTGGTTTGTTTACCAGGATTATTAACTTGTGGTACCCCACCTCCAAATGTATTATATCCTTCCATTTCCAAAATATATAAAGCAGTTTTAAGTTTTTCTTTTGATATACCTAATTCCCTTTCAACACCAACACCTACGTCTATCATTCCTTTTTCATCTACTTGTTTTTTAAGGAAATCGGCTGTTTGTTTAGCTTGTTTCATTCTACTTTCAGATTGTTCATTTAATAAAGAACGAACAGATGAGTCGTTTTTATAGCCCATTTGTTTAGCTATCTCATTAAGAGAATATCCTTTTTCTCTAAGACCTTTAGCTGTGTCAACTTCTAATTGTCTTCTTTCATCTTTAGCTAAAGATTTTTGTGTTCTTAATTGGCTAGTAGTCAATCCCATACTTTCAGCAATATCTTTTTCACTCATGCCCTTTTTAGTTAGTTCGTCAACTCTAGATAGAAAGTCTCCGCTATGTTGGTAGGGGTCTTTACCACTTCCCCAAGGATATCTTCCTGAACGTCTAGGCATTCCATAGTGTAATAGTTCATCAATAGGTGGTTTATCTTGATAAGCCATTTACTATTCCCCCTCAATCTTCATTTTATCGATTATTTTATCAAACGTGATTATCTTATCCATAATAGGTAAAATATCTTCCACTGTAGGATTATGAACAATAATCTCATTGTTTTGATAAATCCTTAATTCCATATCAATATCGCTAGGTTTCTTATTGTATTCCAAACAGAAAAGAGCAGCATATATCTCAAGCTGTTCCATGTGCGCTCTAGTTACACCAGTTTTTAAATCATGTATTCTTAATAAATTGTTTCTAAATATAATAGCGTCTGCTGTTCCAAAACAATTATCTGAATAATATAAAACTTGTTCTGGCTTCATCTTAAATCCAATAGCATCATTAACATACATATTTAATGTCTTTTGAGATTTAGGTAATTTTTGTCCTAAAGTTATACATTGGCAAGCAAAGTCATGTAAGATAGTTCCATTTAATGTTGCTTGAAATTTAGTGTATGAATCTACTAATTTATCAGCATCGTAATTAATCCAATGATATTTGCTAGCGCCAAGGAATGCATGTTTACCTTCCAGAGAATAGTGTTTGTTGAAGTTCATCTAGCACTACCTCCTTATTCTCAGGATATATAAATCTTGCAAATGACATGTCGTCCATTTTGTCAACATAATATTCTTGATTAGGACGATGTGATGCAGCTCCAGATTTCTTTACTTCTAGAGCTGCCCATTTGTCATTGTATAAAATTAAAAGATCCGGTATTCCTTGAATATAGGCAGAATCATTTTTCATGACTATACATCCAACAAAAATATCTTTTAATTCTTTAATTAAATTTTTTTGAAAATCTCTTTCTAATTTCCCCATAATAGAATATCCCCTTTCAAACCTTAGTAGTACAATTTCATTATCATTAACATTGACATATTAGGTTTTGATAAGGTTTTTAAAATTTCGTACATACAATCATCTCCTCTTTAAAATATAGTTTCCATCGCTCTTAATGAAAAAGAAGAGAGTAAGAATTTCTTCTTATACTTTTTTCAAGCCTCTCTTCTAAAAACAAAAAGGACGAGATATACAGTCCTCCACTTAGTCTAAGACTAAACAACTGCTCTTTACTTCCGTAATCCCACAACATATCTCTCTCCTCATAAAAGGGCATGTTTTTTTCGCGTACCCTAATCGTCCTCTAATCTAAAGCATTCGAAATTTTCGCAATAATCAAAACCTTTTACAAAATCATTTTTTAAATTACACATAAGATCAGCATATAAATCATTATCTAAGACTTCGTAGTTCCAATTATAGTATTTACATAAAGCACACATTTGAACATGTTCACATCTACATCCTTCATTACCACATAGTTTCATAATATACCCTCCTACTTGTTCATTTTATCTTTAATTGAGTCCACTATAAGTGAACACAAAAATATAATGCATATACATATAAATAAAAATTGCATTAAACTTTTATCTCCCATAATATCTTCTCCTAACTAAAATGGAAATTCTTTATATTTTAGTTTAGCTCTATAAAATTCTTCTCCTGCTTCGAACACTTTTTCAACTTGTATATCTTCGATTAAATATTCTCCCTTTAAGTATTCTATAAGTCTAGATAGTTTTAAATAACTCTCACTCTTTATTTCAGCGGTTATACTTGCCATTTCCTCTCTAGTTGTTAATGGATCGATGTATACTTTAGCTTCATTATATGCATCTTTATCCGGATTGTATTCTATTGGTTTGAAAGTCAAACAATAATCGTCGCCTTTAACAGAACCTCCTGTTACTGCACAATATAAAACGCCATGGTCCATATTAGCAAATATACATTTAGAACATTTTTCATCTTTTTCTTTCTCTTTTTTAAAAGTTAAACAATATCCATCAGTTTCAGCTTTACCTCCTGTTAAAGCACAATACTCTACTCCATTATTCATTTCACAAAATGCACAATTAACACACATTTCTTCTTTTTTCATTATAATCCCTCCAAAAATAGTTTGTGGTCAAATGGCCACTTTTTTTCGCTTATCTATATATATTTATTTTTTTTTTTTCACATTAATAAGAGAAAAAAGTGGGTTTTTGGCCACAAGACCCCTGAAACCGTTGCAATCACTGGGTTTGAGGGGGTGGCCACTTTTCAAAAAAAGTGGGCTTTTGGCCATTTTTTCTGGCCATTTTTGGCCACTTTTTTCCAAACTTTTGCAAAAAAATAGGGAATGGTCAAATAAAACTGACCACTGCCCACTTTTTAAAAATAAAACTGACCATTATAAATCGTCTTCATGCGCTCCCATAAAGAACAGAACTATCAAACCTACAGCTATAAAATATAGCAAACCATAAAATAATACTTTACCTAACATTCATAACCTCTCCTTTTTAATTTATCTTTTAATACTTTTTTATACTTGACTACAATTTTAGATACGTAACTTACAGTTACACCAAGTTCTTTAGCCACTTTCTTTTGATTCATTTTTTCACCAGCAATACAAGCATTGATGTAACTTACGAAAATATCTTTTTTCTTTTGTTGTGATTCAGAGAACATTTTATCAATAGTTTCAAATATAACATCCACAAGTTCTTCATATGATACCTTTTCATCTATACGAGCTTTGTCATCTTTTACAAGCGCATATACAGGAACCTCATCATCAGCACTAATATTAACAAGATAATCTAAAGATGCCATAGTTTTTATACGTTTCTTAATTTCTTCTCTAGTTTTCTCATTAGTTTCTCGGTGCTTATCATAAGCAAGTATTATATCATTATGCATAGTTCTTTTGTAATAATTCATAAATGAGCTATTTTGTTTTTTACAATCAAATTTTTCAACAGTTTTCATAAATGCAATACTCATTATAGGCAACAACTCAGTGATTTCATCAATATTAGCGTATTTGTTTAGTTCTCCTATTGCAACAGGATATGTTAATCTAAATAAAGTATCTTTATAATACTCAGCGTTGTTCCCTTTTCTAATGTTATTAACTGCTTCATTGATATAACCATTATAAGTATATTCCTTTGGTATTTGATATTTATTTAAATCGTAATATAACATAACCTCTCTCCCCTTTACTTATATAATTTGTGCTCCTTTAACCCTCTATCAATATTATTAAAGTAAATATTATAATTAGACAAACTATCAAAAGTTCGAATATTTTTTCAATAATATAGAACTTCATATTACTTTAATCTCCTTTCTAAAATTTTAGCTATTTTCCATAAGGCACAATTGATACATGCAAGAGTTACTAATATCGCAAACATATTATTCAACTCCTCTATATTTCTTTAATTCTTCTTCGAACTCTTTTGTCTTATCATAACCACAACCAAACATCTCAGGACAGAAACCTCTATAAATACATTCTCTAACCATACAGCTTGCTAATTCAGGTTCAGTCTTAGCTACTTCGTCCTTAACAGCTTGCCACGCCTCCCTAGTTTCAGGAGACGCGCAACTACATAATCTTTTTCTAGATATATTAATAAGTGCTTGTGCATTTGCTTCAACTTCATGGTTTACTAAACTACCTTGTGGAAGCTCATCTCTATTAACTCCTGTACGGTCAGTTCTTTGAGTTTTAACAAAGTGGTCTATACCAAATTTATGTCTAACAAAATGCACTGAAACCCATGATTTCAAATCATACCAACGCCATTCAAATTTTAATTTTCTTATTGGTGAATGCTCTGATAATATCAATTGTCTTTTCCATTTACTATCAGGATATGCTCCTGTATTTTTTCCTATTGTATTCATAGTTGCGTCCTTAACATCTTGCCAATTATCCGCATGTTTAAATTTATCTATTTTCATACTATTTCAACACCTTTCTTTTTCCACATTTTGTACATACTCCAACACCTCTTCCGTAATTTTTCATATCACCGAAGAAATATTCTTCTATTTCATAATGATGTCTACAGAATAGACGCTTAAAAAATCCAGCCATATTGATCCTCCTCTACAAAGTAACATACTTTTATTCCATATCTAATTGCTGTCAAATGCTCAACAAGACAACCGTCAGCTCCGTTCCATCCTGGCATAAATAAAACCAAGTCAGCATCAGCCATTAATTGTATAGAACGACCTAAATATGCTAATCTTGGAACATCACCTAAATCTATAAATGTGTCAATTAGTTCAATTTTTTCATCTTTATAAAAATTTTTTAAATATTCCACACCTCTTTTCATTTCTTTTTTAATTTCTTCATCAGTTCTTCCATGCATTGGTAAAGATACAAATACCTTCATTAATATTCTTCCTCCTCTTTTATATCATGAACTCTATCTACTTCTACTCTTTCCATTTCACCCCTTTCATCCATAACAATTGCAAACTCATCAGTCATGCATACTAAGTCAAATCTCTTATTGGCAGGCTCACATTGGTGACATAATGCTACAACAGAGCTTTCTATTTGATAGTCAAGGCACATTCCACATTGAAAATATGTTGGTTTAACTTTACACGTTTTCATTAAAATCACCGTCCTTTAACATAGTTACTCTATCTATACTAACCCTGCTTAATCTTCCGTTAGTGTCCATTACTACAGCATAAGCGCCAGATATGTCTAATAATGTATATGTTTTATTGTTTGATATACACTCATCGCATGAAAGTATTATTCCCCATTCTACTTGCAATGACAAACATCTCATACAATCAGATTCTAATGGTCTAACTTTACACGTTCTCATAACATTCACGCCCCTCTTTTTTCTTTAATTGATTAACAGTGATTCTTTGTTTTCTTTTAGATTTCTTTTTCTTATTTTTGATTGCTAAAAATCTATCAGCCTTTCTTATAGTCTCATTAGAAAATGGGCCATTCTCTTCATAAGCTTTATAAAACTCGTAGTTATCTAAGAATTTATTAATCATATTAAACACCTCTCCCTAATTTTTTAATATACTTTGTATCTATCGGTGAATGGTTTACCAGTGCGTCTTGATATTTCTTCAGCATGTTTAGCATTCAAGTATTTATCATTTGTTAATCCTACAGTTGAATCATCTTTGTAATATCTCAAGTCTAGATTTTCTTGAAAATATCTTTCTTGTTCATCTAATGGTAATTTACAAAAATATTCATATGTTTCTTTATCGTAGTGATGCTCTTCTTTTTGTTCTTTTTGTTCTTTTTTGGAAGGTTGTCCTCCCATTCCAATATAAAGAAAAGAGCCACAAACAATGATAGCTCCCCAAAATATAATACTTGACATGCTTAACACTCTCCTTATTAATATTTAAACCACATAATAACAAACAATATACATCCAATAATACAGTTTGCTAGTATGAACAATAATATCATTTCTATAATATTCATAATTATCATTAAACACCTCTTTTAATTTATTTTTTTCTAGGTCCTCTGACTTTGATTAGTTTCTTTTCAAGTTTGTCTAAAATATCTTCGACTGTATCTCTTGTTCTTTTACTTAATTTCATAATCTTTTTGTTCTTTTCATACCAGTCAAATATCTCAAATACATCTCCGGATTTCCAACTGAATGACCACCAGTCACAAATCATTTCGATAATATATTCATAAGGCATGTCTAATGCTATAACACTAGGTCGCCCGTCATCTGTCAAATGAACCCAATGTTGCCAATGGTGAGGGTTTTGATGTATATGATATTGGAATGCGTATCGCATTTTCTTTTCGCTGTCTTTTGATTTTTTTCCATAGAAATATTCATCGTATGCATCGTATTCGTCGTTATTATACTTTGTATCATCATGAAGTAATATATTTAATTCGTAATCAACGCCAGGAATATCGATAAGTACTTCAGGCAAACTTCTTTTAATCCAGTAGAATCCTTTTCTAACATTTGCACAATGTTCTTTTATATATTCGTCATATTCCTTGCTCATAGTTGTTACCTCCCTTTCAAAAATATCTTTTTAATTTTTTATTCTTCTTCCTCTTCTTCGTAATCTCTATGCTTGTCTAATAAATCAATAACGTAAGCTTTAGGACAGTCATCGTTAGGATAAGTTCCATATTTACATTCATAACATTCATGTTGACTACAATATAAATTACATAGCTTGTGAATATCTGCAACTAGTTCTCTTTCTTTTTTAGTTTTTCTTCTACATGTCATCTTACATCGCCTCCTTTAATAATTGCATATCTATTTTTTCTAGAATTTCATAAAGAGGTGCTAATTTACTAAAATTAAATAAATCTGTTTCTATTCTTTCTAACTCTTTTTCTTTTATAAATTTTATTAAATCTGTTCTCTGTTCTAATAGTTTACAATATTTACCGTTCATAATAATCCTCCTGTAAAATTAAAATAAAAAGGACAAGCCCGTGTAGGCTCATCCTTAATTAAGTCAATATCGATTAGGTTATAATATAGTAAAGAAATCTAATAAATCTGCTATAGTGTCAAATCCTAATAAGTCGGCAGACTTTCTTAATAAAGTATTTCTAGCTAATTTTGTTTTAGCGTTTAATGCTCTTTCATAAAGTCCTAAACCTTCTTCTAATTCTTTTTCACTTACCATTTTTACTAAACTTAATTCCATCATAATAACCTCTCCTTTATATATTCTTTTCATAAAGGAATATGTTTTTTTCGCGTATTAAAATATCATAACTAACATTAATAAAAGGAATGCCAAGATCGCAAATGCTAAAATTGCAGCATGAACAAACACTTCAACTACCATTTCTAATACTCTCCATAAGAATCTTAACATAATATTACCTCCTAATCACATTTAGAATATCCACAATTCTTGCAAGTAACACATCCACCTTCATTAGTCATTTCCATACCACATTCAGGACAAGTGTTATTTGGAATTACCCAGTTTTCTGGATTTAACATCATAGCTATATTTTCTAATCTAGATGATTCTTTGTTTTTACATTTAACGCAGCTATCTGTTTCACATTTATTGAATCTGTCGTATTCTTCTTGTATAGTTCTAGCTAAAATATCGCCACAACTTAACCCATCTATAACTTTTTTACTACCTTTAGCTTGAGTACATGCTGAACATTTAACTCCTTTAACAGAGTCGACTATACTTTCTATTGCCATTCCACCTCTAAGCATTGTAGATGCCATACGTCCTAATGATTCTGCATTAGCTACACAACCTCCTGATTTTCCTGGGTCAATAAATACTTCAACTAAGTTATCATTATCATCTCTATTAATTGTTATATATAGTTTTCCACATGCTGTCTTCTTAACATATGTTCCACCGTTTAATCTTCCTCCTAACTCAGCTCTTGTCATAGGCTTGATTTTGTCAAATACTTTTTTCTCTGGTAAAATATCTTTTTCTTCTATCTTAACTTCAGGTTCTTCTTTTGGTTCTTCTTTCTTTTCGCTTGTTAATACTCCAACTCTAGCACAATTTTCTCTAAATATAGTTAAACCTTTAAGTCTATTTTTCCAAGCGTAAATATAAAGTTTACGAACATCTTCTATAGTTGCTGATTCTGGTAAATTTACAGTAGAAGATATAGATGCATCAATATGTTTTTGCCAAATACTTTGCATTTTTACTCTTTTCATTGGATCAATTGTTTTTGCTGTAACAAAATATGATGGAAGTACAGGTTTACCAGTAGTAAGGTTGTATATTACTACATTGCTATCTAAATATGCTTTTACTATAGGTGTATAAACTTCATAATATTGATCTTTCCCATGTAAACTTTCTGTCTTTCTTGTATAGCTTATATCAAATATAGGCTCGATACCTCCAGATACTCCTAGCATTGTAGAAATACTTCCAGTAGGAGCTATAGTTAATAATTGAGAGTTTCTTAATCCGAAACGTTTTACAGCTCTTCTAGTTTCTTCTCTTGTATTTTCAATGAAATATAAATTCTTATCTAATGTTTCAGGTTTAAATTTATTATATGGTCCAAAATCTCTAGCTAAATATGCAGAAGTTCCTATTGCTACATCCGCCATAATGAACCCTATTTTATCGCATAAAACTATGGAATCAGCGCTACCGTATTCTATTCCTAATTTTATAAGCATATCTGCCAATCCAAATATACCAAGTCCTATTTGTCTCCAATCAGATACTGATTCTCTTTGCTCTTCTAATGGATGTAATTCTAATCCTTCATCTAAAACTTCATTTAAAGCTTTAACTGCACGTGCTACTGTCTCGGCAAAATTATCAAAATCAAATTTACCATTCTTAACAAATGCAGATAAATTTATGGCACCTAGTAAGCAGCTTCCTCCAGCTGGTAATGGTTCCTCAGCGCAAGGATTTACACCAGCAAATTTAAATTCAGAGTCGTCTGCAAGAAGATTCCATTTTTCTATATTATCCCAGTACAACATTCCTGGTTCTCCATAGTTCCAGTTGTTTGCACACAATTTTTTAAACACAGTAGGAGCAAATACAGTCTTAACTATTTCTTCTCCTGTTTCTTTTCTAACAAATGTTAAATCATAGTATTCTCCTAAAACGACTGCTCTCATAAATTCATCAGTAACTCTTATAGATATGTTGGCTTTAGTTATTTTATTCAAATCTGTTTTAATATCTATGAACTCTTCAAGATCTGGATGATTACATTCAAGAGATATCATTAAAGCTCCACGTCTTCCATTTTGTCCTATCAAACTTGTTGTTAAATTATATAAGTCCATAAATGATACAGCTCCTGTTGTTTCTTTAGCCGCATTGTTTATAACAGCTCCTCTAGGTGCAAGTTGTGAAATATCAATCCCACAACCTCCACCATAAGAGAAAGTTCTTGCTAATTTCTTAGCAGTATCAAATATAGATTCCAAATTATCTTCAGGTGGTTCTATAACGTAACAATTAGAATATGTTACTTTTCGTCCTTCTTTTTGTAATCCTCTATTCGATAATATTCTTCCTCCGAATAAGAATTTTTTGTCTAAAATATCTTTCTTAAGTTCTTCGTTTCCATTAGAAACTCTATCTAACCATTCTAGAAAAGTTTCTCCTTCATGTTGATATTTTTTACGCCAAATATCACATCCTAATTTATTATCTTTACCTAACCAATCTTCAACCCACATTTCTCTACTTACAGCCATAATCATTCCCCTTTCTATAATTTCATTAATATATTATAATAAAACGCTTTTACAATTTTTTCAAATTCTTCTATAGTTCCATTGTTTGTAATATAATAGTCGTACCAACAATCTTCAACATTCGCATCAGCTTGATTCGAAGTTATCTCAGGTACGTTGTCATTTTTTATAAATATAGATATCGCATTGAACTCGCAAACAGCTCTTATTATATCGTCAGGTTCTCTCATATCTATAATCATAATTTTTTCCTTTATATCGTCATTGTAGAATGCATCTACTTTCTCAGCAACATCGTTATAAGACATATCACTATATATAGTTGTAAGTTGTTTCAAATCCGCTAAGAATTTTCTATCTTTTTCGGTTTTACCACCTTTCCAACCGCAATCTAATGCTATTGTTTTTACTTTGTCTATAATTGAATATTTATAAACTTTTTGGCATTTGTTTAATAGTATAGCGAATGTATCTTTACCTGCTCTTGGTTTCCCATTTACAATTAATACTAATTTTTCATCCAAACATACCATCTCCTTTGGAAAAATAAAAATAAAATGAGAAGAAGTATATCTCGAACTACACGTTTCTCACAATTGTTACATTGCTAACCTGGTCAGTTCCAGAACCATTCAATATACTCTAATGCTGAACGTTCCTCACAACTATTAAGTTGCTAACCTGGTCAGTTCCAGACCCACATCAGCTTTTACTCTTCTCATAATATAACTTGTATTTTACGCGCGAAAGAGAAAAGGAACTGTAAAAGCTCCTTTCCCCGTAATATTAATGTACCATTTTATCCCATAGTTCATTAAATGTATCACGTTTTCTAATAAGCTCTTTTAATTCCTTTTCATATATTTCTTTTGAAAGTTTTGCATCTTCATCTAAAGGTCTTAATTTTAGATCATCAATTTTACCGATTCTATATTGTATCTTTTTATTGATAGATTTTATGGCTTCTTCTAAGGCTCCTTCCTCTGCTATTTCTCTAGTAGTCTTCATGTATTCAACTTGTTTGCTCAATAAAGAAACTTCTTTTTTGCTAAGTTCCGTTACTTTCCCGTTGAATTCGCCTTGAGATTCAGCGAGTTTGCATAATCCCTTAACTCTTACGTTGTTTCTATATACCATATAAGTTATTGTACCTAAAGCTACAATTGAAACACCAGCAATGATTTTGCCTTTGTTCTCCATAACTCTTTCTTTTAAAGATTTCTTTTCAGTATTATTATTTTTCATAAAACATCCCTCCAATAAAATTTTTATTATCTTTCATAATAGGATGTGTAAATATTGCGTATTACAAGTCAACAAAAGCTTTTTCATTAAATTTCTTTTTACTTTTTATAGCTCTAGATATAGCTAAGTCAATTCCGGAGTGTGTTTTTAAATGATAAAAATATAAATGTTTAAATGGAGTGTTAAGTCTGTCTATTCTACCAGCTGATTGATGCATGATTTTATAACTGTAATTCTGACTGAAAAATACAATAGTGTCTGTTTCTATACAGTTCCATCCTTCAGCTCCAGCTGTGTATTGAACTAAATATACCCATTTCTTAGATTTAGGTATAGGCTCATGTTTGTGCCCATTCCATTCTGCAACTTTAACATCTCGTCCATAGTAAATATCTTTTAATATTTCAAGCTCGTAATCAAAGTTATAGAATACAATAATTTTATTATGTCTACTAAATATATCCAATAATGCATCTAGTCTGGACTGATGTGTATTTACAACTTTACGTAATGCATAACAAAGTCCACTGGCATTTGTAATAGGTTCATCTTTCCAAATATCCCAGCGTCTTTTCATAATATCTTTATACATTTTCACATCATATTTGACATAAATATCTTCATGATGTTGTACGGTTTCTCGTTTGAAATCCATATCTATTAATATCTCCCTTCTAAATCTTAATAATCTTCCAGTATTAATATATCTGTCAACTTTTGGAAATTTACAGAATCTAGAATATACAACATGTTCCCGTATAAATTCTGTCTTATTCTTATAGAATCCATTTGCTAAGAAAACTGGAATATAATCCATCCAAGTGTCGCCAGGAGTAGCTGATAATAATATCCACTCATTAAATTTAGCTATCTTTAAGAAAGCTTTAACCCAAGCTCCTGAACCAACAACCCTCTGTTCGTCAAATATAAAGAATGAGTTTTTAACGTCCTTATACTTTTGAATATTATTCCATGAATCTATTACAACTTTATTAGAATATATGTTCTTATCATCATGCACTGATAATAAAAATGGTGCCAATTCTCCTTCCCATTCAAGAGTGTCTCTTTTACGGGCAGTTGTTATAATATATAAATCTTTAGGTGGATCACTCATTGGAACATACTTACCACCTTTTAGGAATTTTTCATCCCCGGAATTTTTTAAATAATAATATGAAAGAGAAGTGAGAGATTTCCCACTTCCCACTCCTCCATTTAGGATACATCCATTTTTCATATTTTTTACAGCGTCTATTTGATAATCTCTAAGTTTCATTAGAAAGGCAAATCCTCATCATCTAGACAATCATATTTTCCGGCGAATACATCTTGTTCGATTGTTACATACATAGTTTTTAAATATGCTTTAATACCTTCTTTACCATTAACTTCCCAATGATAAGGTCTTATTATTAAATCAACATTTGCTATCTCAGCATAATCCAAAGTGTCTATTGATTCTTCATCTAACACTGTTTTTGTTTTACCAGATATCATTACAACTTTAGGTGGGAAATTTCCAAATGCTACAGTTACTTGTAAGTAATATGTTGGTTCGTCTTCATCTTCTCTTGGTCTTAAAGCTTTAACATTCCATCCCATTTGTCTTAAATCCTCAGCTGAATCTCCGTCAAGTATTACACAGAAGTTTCTATTTCCTGCTCTATTAAATTTACTTTCTTCACCTGCAAAGTTTTTAAATATTAATCTCGCATTTTCCACTACTATATTATCTATTCTTTTATTCATATATACCAATCTCCTTTTTATAATCTATTTTTATAAATACCAATTAACATGGCTATAACCCAAATAAGCTCAACCACTATTACACAATTTAATATAATTTCACACATAATATCACCTATTCATTCGGACCTATAAATGGAACATCTTCATCATAAAATGGATGCATACCATACTCACCTTCTATAAATATAGGTGGAGTATATGGTGCATCAGATACAAACCATTCATAGTCTCCGTATTTTTTAATAGTATCGATTGCGGCATCTGCCATTTCTTTAAAATGCCCTTCGTCAATATCGTCAGTTCTGCCAAGAGATGATACGATCTCTGCTTCAAGCCAACGATATCCTTTTGCTCCAGTAGCTGAATAATATTTACCGTCTTTTTCACGCATTAATAAACCGCCTCCACAACCTGGTTTAATAGGGCAGAAACGGCCAACTTTTCCTATGAATCTATAATTATGTCCTTTTGCTATTTCTTCTTTTAAATTGTTTATCAAATTTTCATCCCCTGGGGAATTTTTCAAAACTTTATTCAATTCTTTTTCTAAACTAGATACATCTGGTAAATTCTCATTCATGTCTAAATATAAACTTGAAGTTACAGATTTTGTTTCACATAAGTCATCGAATAATATGTCCTCTTTAGAAAATAACTTCTTAAATACATATGGTATTTGAAATTGAGTTCCTGTAGCTGTCCATTCACCATTATCGTACTTAGCAATATATACAGCATCATTTACTAAACACATTCTTTCATAAGTTGCCTCATGCTCAAATTCATATCCATATTGTCTTCCGAAATCCATTACAAATTCTATTATTTCGGGTGTTGCATCAGGAATTTTTATAGAGTCTGTTTTAATATGTGCTACTTTAAAACCTCTTTTTTGAACTTCGTCTTGAAGTGTTCTCATAAATAAAGCTCCTCTTAGAGCAATTATATTGTTTTTATTTCTGATGTCTCTAAAGGGATTATCGAAGTTCGCTGAAGTTAAACCATACACTGAATTTATAGCTATTTTCAATGCTTGTGTCAGATTCTTAGCTGTTGTTTCGTCGTCTAAATAAGGAGCAAGTTTTCCACCAAACATTTTTCTAGCTTTATCAAAGTCTTTTCTTTTGATAGCTATACGTGCGTCAACAAGATCCTTAAAGTGTTGTGTGTATTCACCAAAGGCATTAAGATTTATAGCAGAATGGGGATGCATAGAAGCAACGTCCAATAATGCAATGTTGCCATACATTCCTGGCTCTGCATAAACATAACCACCTTTTCCGACATCTGTTCCACGATATATGTTTTTTCCATCGACAAATTCATAACCCGGGAAAGCATTTATAATGTCCATTTAATCACTCCTTTCTAAAAGTGTTTATAACCATTTTTTCCTCTGTTGTATTCTTTAGAAAACTTAACTCTACCCATTATATCTATATAATATTTATCACTAGGTTTTAATCTATTATATAAATGGAATCCTGTAGACCCATCAAAATCATAAAATGCATAACCGAATCTACTATCTTTTACAAAGTCACCACCTTCTTTATTGTATTCTTCTTGTAATATAACTAGTTGTCTACATATACCATCATAAAAAGAATCAGTTAATGGTGATTGGTCATACTCATAATATGCCACTGAATTTAATATTATCTTTCTTTGTAAAAAATCTATTTTAGTTAATGTGTTCCAGTATTCTGGAAATGCTTGGCATTCAAATTGTTTACCCATAAATATCCTCTCCCTTTGAAAAAATAAAAATAAAAGAAAAAGACACGGTCGGATTCGAACCAACGACACCCGCCGGGAATGGCGGTGCTCTACCATCTGAGCTACGTTATCTTTCTCTCATAATAGTGCTTGTAATTTTCGCGTAGAAATAAAAAAGCCTGAAAAATATCAAGCTCTTTTATCTATACGTTTCACTATTTCGTCGTATCTTATTTTATACATATGCTTAAAATATAAAGCTTCTGTCGGATTATTATTTTTTGTAAACCCTTTAACGTATCTTCTTAATTTAGGATCTACTGTAAGTATTGCAATCTTCCATAAACTTTTTAACATTTTAATCACTCCTTCATTAAAGACGATGTGATTTTTGCGTATTAAAAAGTGCATTCATTTTACTAGGCGAATTAACTCTGAAAATATATCTTAAAAATCGCATAAGTTTATTTCGCATAATTTAACCTCCTAATAATATTGCTTTCCTGTTGCTAAGTCTGTGTAAACTAGATTAGGATGTCTCTCTTTACCAAATATAATTCTTGTAGTTAATGTGTTAGTTGTATCGTTAACAGACATACCTGCTAAGTCTGCTAATATCTCTCTTGCTGTAAAGTCACCTTTTAATTTATGGAATACTGCCTCAGTTGCAATAACATCATTATCACAATATTCTGCTACTTGTGTCCACTGTTCTTCAGGAACTGGTTGGTCCCATGGCAATCCTAATTCTTGATGGTGTATACCTAATTCAATTTCCCATTTTTTAAGTGATTGTTTCTTAGCTGCAAAGTCATACACATCAGTATAAGATATGTTATATGCCTCACCAAAGAATCCTTTACCTTCAGTTATTATCTTTTGAGATAAATTAAATAACTGTTGGTTGTTATATCCCATAAGTCTTGCGTACAACATATGATTGTCATATCGTCTACAGTTAAAACCTACAAGTTTATACTTAATTAATTCTTCTATTTCAGCCGGTTTTGGATTTATCATTCTAACAACTGGTTTGCCTTCTCCTTCGTACTTCCAATTGACTAAAAATAAGTTTGGAAATATCTCAATATCGTAAAATACTATTTGATCTTCTGGTCTAGAACCGACCGGTAATGATGGTTCTTCTGATTTGAACTGCATCTTATTGACTAACTTAATACAATAATCTGCTTGATGTGTACTAGATGCTGCAAATGATAATACAGCAGGTTTCATGTCGCTTACATCGTATTTTAATTCACTTTTATAAGCGTCATCTAAAATCTTATATATAAAATCGATACTCGGTTTAGTTCCTGGATGTATTTCTTTTTTCATATTTTTCTTAATTAGAGTCCTAATACCTTTCTCAGTTTTAATCGCTTCAAAATTAACCACTTTATCTTCTCCTTTCAATGGTAATCCTGAACTAATTGTTGCTATAGGTAAATTATTACATTTAGTTAATTTACGTCTTAATGAACTCTTTCCAGAATATACCTTAACCTCAATATGGTCTGCATATATAGCACTTAATTTTTTTGGATCTCCTGTGTAAATATAATGTAAATGAACCCCTTTTCCACTTTTGCTGAACTCAGCATAAGTTGGAGGCCATTTACTTGCCTCTTCAACATTTCGTTCCAATGATTTTTCACCATTTTCATCTGGAATATCAAAATCTATAACTATATGGTTTTCAGGAACTTTTACATAATGTAGTTCTTTAGTATTGATATCATCTAATGTTGTAGTAACATTGTCCCATTTCTTAGATGGAGTTCCTTTTGAGGTTGCGTATTGAGCTGGATATTTACCACAATCTTTATCAAATATAGATTCTGTGGAATTAAATTCTATAAGTTTTATTTTATGTGTTTGTACTTCTTCTTTTTCCTCATCTTCAAATTTATCTGCTCTGAATCCAATATAAACACTTCTCATTCTAGTATCATTTTTAGTATATCTATCTTTATAATCTCTAAAATAGTTTTTAAGTTCTTCTTTAAATATCCTTTTGCTAAACGGATATGGTACATTCGCTTCGTCGCAATAAGTTTTATACAACTCCCATGCGCTCTTAAGCGGTACATCTTCTTGCTCTTTGAAAGTAAAATAACTATCAAGAACAAAGTTATAGAAATCATTTGAAGCGCCTAACATTGATACTGGTACATAATCATCATAAGCTCCCGGGTCCTTACGATAAATATCTTCACAGTATTTTGCTATGGCACCCAATTCGAAATCTATACGTTTTGTAACATCATCATATTCGCGTTTAGTTAACTTATTGCCAGACGGAGTTACATCTATAAGCCTTCTTATCAAACCTGATTTGGCATCTGTGATTTTTACTGGTTTATTTGTACCCATATATAAGAAAGCATTGAATCTATTAGAATATGCGGCTTTGAATTTTTCATTTACAGTCATTAACTCATGTGAAACAAGACTGTTCAATCTTGTGTTGTCTTCTATCCTAGATAAATCACCGTCATGTTGAATAGCTACAAGTGGGTTAGTTTTAAATGATTCCAAAGCAAATGAGTTACTGCTTGAACCTAATGCTCTAGCATCAAATACAGAATAATATCCTTCAAATAATTTTTGAATAACATTTAATATAGTAGATTTACCTGTACCTGCTGAACCATAAAACACCATAAATTTTTGAATATGTTTTGAATCGCCTGTGACTATAGCTCCTATAGACCATTCAATCTTATGACGTTCCTCTGGAGAATATAACGTTGATATAAGTTTATCCCATGCTGATACGTTACCTTTCTCCAAAGGATATGGTAGTCGCTTGCTAGAGTAGTCTTTCTTTGATACTTTCGTATTCGAAAATATAAGTTTGTCATCAAGCTGATGAAATGAATCTCTCATTTGCTTTTGGCAGTATTTATGCCATGTATCTATCATTCCTGATTCCGCATCCCACATATGCATAATTCTGACGTGTCCTTCAAACTTGCCTTTATTTTCTTCTGCGTATTTATCTAAATATTTATCTATTATAGATAATGCGTCTTGCTCATCTGTAGACCATAATCCGCGTTCTTCAACCCATATAGCATAGAAGTCTCCACCTCTTATCATTAAGTCAGAACTTTTCTTGATTATAAATTTAGGATATATTTCAATGACACCACGTTTTGTACTTCTTGTAGATATCATTAAAAAATCTAACATTACATAGTGTCTCCTTTCTAAGTAATACTATCTAAAAACCAACACATCTGCCACCAAATTTCAACATCTCTTAAATCAGATTTGCAATTTTCGATTCTTATGATGTTTCCTTTTCCGTCTGGTTCGTATTCTCTATTCATAAATCTAAATATAATGTCCTTAACTTTTGCTGTATTAAATTTACTATCATTCATTCCGTTTAGTTCCAGATTAGATATCATCATCCAGAACCAATAAGCTACTGAATATTCCTCATCGGAGTTTTCCATTATATTATTCATATGGAAACATAAAGCTATCATCATTTCGAGAACTGTGCACGGTTCTTCCCATTCTAAAATATCTTTATCTCCTCCACCTTCATATACATATCTCCATCTCAATTCTTCACCGTCGGCCGCACGGTTAGAATCGAAATCATTTTCATATGTAAATGACATACTGTGTAATAATCTTAATAGTTTTTTGTATGAACGTCTTGCGAATCGTCTTTTATTTACCAAAGAATATAACCAATCAAAGTAGTCGTTTAAAATATAATTGTCAATCATAATAACCTCCCTTCTGAACTATAATTGATGAGGCTTTTTATCAGGAAAATCGTCATATTCATCATATTGATATGGGTCTCTTAATATTTCGTAATCAACCATGTAAATATCATCTCTGACATATATAGCTTTACAATCCGGATATTCATCAAATATCTTTAAGTTTTCTTCCCCTGCAACACTATAATCTATTACATCATCAAGATCATTTGTTAATACTTTATCTTTGTAATATGTTAATGTTGTTGTGTCATAACTAGGGTCTTCTCCGAACTCTTCAGCATCTATGATAAAAGGCTCATAATTAGTTCTTTCTTCTTTTTCTTCTTTTTTATTTTCTTTAGTTTCAGTATCATTATATTGTGTATAATTTGTGTAATTTTTCACTATTTCGTCATATTCGTTTTTATCGTTTTCTTCTTTTTCTTCTTTTTCTTCTTTACGTTTTTCATCTTCTTCTAACATTTTATCTTCGTCTGGAGTCTTAGCGTTTTTTCTAAGCTCTCTATAATAATCTCTCATTTCAGCTATTTCTTCTTCAGCTTCTTGATGGTATTTATCTCTTACCATTCTTGCTGCAACTGCAGCACCGGCTAAAGCGCCGGCTGCGAATATGCATAATCCTTTAAATAATTTCATAAATAACCTCTCCTTTACAAATATAATTTAATCACCGAATATACTGTCAGTACCTAAGTTGTCTATTTCATCTCACCAAGCTAAATCCCATATAACTCCGTCAACGTTGAAGTCTAATAATATGTTTGGTTCATATCCGTTTACAAATGCTCTAACTCTTTCTCTTTGCATATTATATATACCGAAATCTACAAAGTTGTCTCCTGTTGGATTATCTGGATTATATACCCAACCAACCACTTGTCCTGCTTTAGTTTCATCAATACCTAACATTCTATAAACTTCATTTAAGAACAATCTACCTCTTGCTTTTAATAAATCATTTGCATATTGTTGTTGGGCTTTTAAGAATGTTAAATTGTATTCAGCATCGTTTTGCCAAGCTGCACAACTTTCGTCAAAGAATCTTGCATAGTCACTATAGCTTTCCGGGCTATTAGGGTCAACTTCTACTTCTTTGATAGTTTCTTTTACTTCATTTCCATCTTCATCAACTGTAGTAATTTCTTTAGCTTTGATGTTGTATCTTATTTCTTTTTCTACTTCTTCACCAAATCTTTCAGATACTCTTTTTCTATATTCTTTGAATGATTTATCTATTGTTGCATAAGCAGCAGTTAAAGCTGCATTTCTTTTTCTTAATATATTATTTGATGCTAATAAACATCCCAATGAACCTGCACATAATATAACTGAAGGTGCATATAATTTTGCTACTTTTAATCCTGTTTGTACGTATGTTATAGTTGTATCACTCTTAGCATCATGCTCGTCATATTTATCAGCATATGCCGGATCAGCTACTACTTCTTTTATTTTATCCAATTGTTCTTTTGATTCATCTAAAATATCATTTAATTTTGTTGTTGCTTTACAAGCCATTACGAAACTTCCTACTACACCAACAACTCCAACACCTGCTAATATTTCAGGTGAATGTTTTCTAACTTTCATTTCAGATCTTCTATAAGTCACCATTAATTTATTTTTAATATCTTTCATATTATTTCATCTCCTTATTAAAATTATCTTCCTTTTCTTCTAAACTTGCTTCATAATATATCTTATCTATAAAATGTGATATTTTCATAGATAATCTTAGAAATGTAATTAAACATGTTATTCCAAGAATCGGTAATATTTTTTCAAAATTTGCATTTAAAAATAAAGCTATAAGTCCATCTACTATTATCATAAATATACCTCCTTATAACGGTTTTACTCTAGGAAATACTAATAAATATCCGTCTCTAGTTCTTTCTATATCAGCATCTCTTAGATTAGTCCATCCGTACTTATTGTCTGTGTATTTTCCAGATATACCAACTAAGTCATATAAATCGGCAACACTTACAACGCCATATGAATCTATTAAATCTTCCATTCTATTTAATACTTCTTCAGCTTCTCTTCTAGATTCTAATATAACGTCTTCATAGTCATAACCTAAAGATCTTCTTCTAGAACTTCTTCTATAATCATCTTCTCTATCGTCATAATATTTACTATATGATACTTTACTTCCTCTTGATTTGCTCTTAGATTTTGTTTCACCATATAACAACATATCAATACCGTTTGATACTATTTCAGATAATGTTTTCTTTGCCGCTGGCAATAATACATCATATAAAATATAATCTTTTACGCTTGAAATATCTTCAGTTACAAATACATCGGAAAACTTATTAGCTCCTGACTTCTTTTTAGTTTTTACTTTACCAGTTGCTACTTTTTCTATCTTCTTATCTTCTTTTCTAACATCGCCTTTAGATTTGTGAGAATTTGATTTGTATTCTTCGCCTATACTATTTTTCATAATTAACGCTCCTTTATAAATATATTTTTATAAAACCAAAAGCAAAAGAGAAAGCAATCGTTTAAATTGCTCTCTCTTTTAAAGTCATACATCATTTATAGATATAATTATGTCACTAATTATACTTCTTCAGATTCAACTTCAGCTTCGATAATATCTCCGTCAGTGTCTAATCCTTCATTATCACTTTGTTTCATCTCAGCTTTGAAAGTTCTAATTCCTGCCATAGTAGCTTTGAATACTTTCTTTATAGGTTTGCGTGCTAGCATTGCTAGTCCTGCAACCGCTACAATTCCAGCTCCAATTGCCATTACATTGACATTAGAATCTTCTTTTTCTTCGGCTTCAACTTCGTCAAAAGTTCCCATTACAGATTGTCCATTTTCATCAATAATATCTTCCACTAAACCATTTTCATCCATTTTATAAGTTAAGTTTTGTTCCATAATATTACCTCCTAAAATTTATATTCTTTTCATAATAGACGTTGTATTTTTCGCGTACTTAAAAGGATTTATCAAAATTATAAGTTGGTTGAATATCATAATTAACAACTACACAAGGTTGACCATTGTCAGCTATTTGTGCACTGAAATATATTTCTACCATACCATTCTTAACGTTCCATCCTACAGCAGTTCCCATTTCAGTAGCTGGTATATCTAGCATGTCATAAAATTCATTTAATGAACAATAGTCACCAGTTAATAAAATATGGTTTAATTCGTTCTCAGCTTTCTTTATTCTATCTACATCAGAATTAAAATATCTTCCAGTTATAGTGTCATAACATAAAGTTTCACCTTTAGAGAATATAACTGTGTTACTTGATATTGGATCTTTTGTCATTCTATCTTTAGATACTTTGTCACGTACTTCTTTTTCTTTTTCTTCACCAATAACTTCTACAACTTTATTTCTATATTCAGATAAAGCTCTTTCAGAAACATGACAAGCTGTAGTTAATACGGCATTTCTTTTTGCATTTACATTGTTTGCTCCTATAATGCAAGTTGCAGATAGACCAAACATAACTGTTGCTGGTAAATATGATTTCCAAGACATTTTTAAAATATCAACTTTAGTTAATTCAGGTTCCTCTTCAAGTCTTCTTATTTCTTTTTCTTTTTCTATTGCAGAATATACTTTAGGTGTTGCTTTTACCGCCATTACAACAGAACTAAACATTCCTGCTATACCAACCCCTATTAATATCTCAGGACTATGTTTTGTTGCTTTACCTTTTATTCCATCATATAAATTTTTAATATCCATAATTACCCTCCTCAAAATAAAAAGTACAAGTCTATGCAAGACCCGTACTTCTTTTATTATTCACTTAATTTGCTCATATTTTCAAGAGCTTTGGCTACTTCTTCTTGAACCGCTTTTTGCATTTGCTTATCATTAGATTTCTGTCCAACTAACGCTGCCGCTATAGTTAGTACAGTAGCTCCTATAGATAATAATGTAGTTGTATCGATTTTAGTTTTCATAAACCCATCTCCTTTAAATATAATCTTCTCATAATATACGTTGTAATTTTTGCGTACTTACCATTCTTCATAACCTTCTTCAGGTGGTATAGTGAAACGTATTGCTTGTGCTACCAAACCATCTGGCAATTCCATATCTTCCCATTTAATTTCAATCCAAGCATAGTTACATACTTCCCAACATTTTAATCCTGACCAGCCTAACACGTTACCATATTCAGTTTCTGGCAAATCTACATATCTATAAAATTCATTTAGATTAGCATAACCTTCTAATGCGAAAGTCCTATTCAATTTGTAGACAGCATTTTGTAAATTAAATAATGTTGACTCAAAATATCGTCCTGAGTATTCATCAAAGAATAATATATCTTTATCAGATTCCGGCATAGATTGTTGAATATATTTATCCTTTGCTATTTCTTCTCGAACTCTCTTTTCTCCATCTTCACCGTATATAGCTTTGACTTTGTCTTTATATTCGTTGAAAGATGAATTCAAATATGCGTAAGCACTTGTAAGAGCTGCTTGTTGCTTTTTGTTCAACATATTTGCTCCAAATATACATGTTATTGTGGCCGTACCAAACAGTATAGTTGGAAAATATACAGGCGCTACAACAAGCGCTTTTTCAAAATTTGTAAGATATTGACCGTCTCGTTCTATCTTCATATCTTCTTCATTGTCTAATAATTCTATAGCTTTCGGAGTTGCTTTAATGGCTGACAGTGTCGTTCCTACAACTCCTAAAGCTCCTAAGCAAGTTAATATAGTTGATGCGTTCTTTTTTGTATAGCGTTGTGTCTTAGACGCTATTTTAGTTAAATTCATATTACCACTCCTTTCGAAAAATAAAAGAGAAAGACTTTAGCAGTAAGCAATTCCATTACTGGCGCTCCTTATACTGTTTTCTTTCTCTCATAATAGTGCTTGTAAATTTCGCGTGGAAAACTCAAAGGCTATGCTTCCATAACCTTGAGCTTGAAAATCTATTTCTTTTTAGATGTAACTTTGATAATAGCTCCAGCGATAACTGTTAGTGCACCTGTCACAACTAAACTATCAATCGCTCCTTCAATTACTCCTAAACCAAATGATTTCAAATATGGATGTTTGATTTCATCAGTTTTATTTACAACATCGTTTTCGATTTCAATATATTTGTTTTCAGTCCAATCTAATACGTTTTTCACTAAACTTGTATTCATAATATTACCTCCTAAAAATTATATTCTTTTCATAATAGACGTTGTAATATTCGCGTGGAAAACTCAAAGGCTATGTTCCCATAACCTTGAGCTTGAAAATCTTTTAAAGTCTAAATAATTTTGATAAAGCCCTTCCGGCAGTTGTGGTAAAAGTATAATCTTTTTCGAATGAACAAATCATTTCAGCGAATATTTTTCGACACTTAGCCTCAATAATTGGCGTAACTATTACAGCCGCTCCGATTTCGACAAGTTTGATTAATTTATCTCTTGTATCAGAATCTAAATCTTTTTGTCTATCGATTGCTGCCATAGCTTCGTCAAAGTTTGTGCTAGTATCATCATTATCCTCTAACGCTTTGTTAAGACGATCATTTATTACTTTTTCCAATAATACCTTATTCTCTTTATTCATAAACCCATCTCCTTTAAATATATTCTCATAATAGGCATTGTTATTTTTGCGTACGTTCAACTTTAAACAATACATACTTGTTTTTATCTATTTTATTGAAATCTTCAACTTGCATCCTATAAATATCTTTCATTGGATCTGTGTAATCAACTTTCATTTTGCCAAGATAATATTTGTTAGTAACATGCCAACGTGCAAATATGAATCCTAATACAAAACAGATTAAACCTAAAATTACATCATTCATCATACTTCATCTTCTCCTTTATCATCTAAATATGAGTACATGTCGTACTCGTTATTAAAACCAAAATCATAAGCTGCCATTTGCATAAATATTCGCATCATGCAAAAATATGCGTTTTGTTCTCTGTCCGTTTCAGCTTCTGAATATAACCGTTTGAAATGCCATCCCTCTTTTAATAGTATATTGCCACGGTCTCGGTTCGGCATTTTATCGATGTCCTTTTGATACACTATTTTTTTCATCTTACGTAACTCCAATCTTAAATAAATAATACCATATTTTTCCAAATATGTCCAAAAGAAAAAAGAGGAGCCCATGTCCGCTCAGGCTCCAATTATCATTAAAAAGGGGGTAGAGACACCTCTGTCTCTCATAATAGGCGTTGTAATTTTCGCGCAAAAGTAAAAGTCCTTGATAGGACTAATACTCTAGAATTCATCTATATCTATTTTCTTCATTAGTCTTCTGAATTCATGTTTATCCATTCTAAGTTCTAAATCTGTTTTTATAACAGTGTCGCCATCGTCAAAGCGTACATTTAATGCATTTAAATCTAAAGTTACTTTACTTCCAATTTGTTTGCTTAAATATTTGCTTATTAATTTTGAAACCATCTTTCTCATAAATTTTGAACCTAAATTTAATTTCATTTCATCCATACCTAACCTCTCCCTTAAATATAGTTTTATTTCATAAAGGGGCATGATATTTTCGCGCAAAAAGAAAAGCCCGTGTTAATGAGCCTTTCTGTGTTTTCTATAAGCTTTGAATATTAACCAAGGAATCCATAATCCTCCAGTCAACGCTATCATCATTATATTCCACCATACTAGTCCAATAGAACAAAGAATGTTTCTAATTTTATCTGCCACTTGTTTGTGATTTTTGTCTTCTAATAAATTTGATCCCTCACTTACGCCATATAAAATATTATCAACTAAGTCTACCTTATCTAATATAAAGTTAAATATCATAGTAAGCATAATAACATCTCCTTTAAAAATATAGTTTTCTTTCATAAAGGGGTATGATATTTTCGCGCAAAAAGAAAAGCCCCAGAAGGGGCTAGTCTTATCTAGCTTCGATTTCTAATATGTCTATCATTAGATAACCATGTTCACTATCATATTTATCTATTGTTGCTTTAACTTTTACATTACATTTTTCAAATACTAAATTTCCTAATTTTGTTCCTGCTACATCTTTAACTTTTATATATGGTCCATTTATTTCGTCTTCACTATAGTCTCCTGCTGCCATTAACATTTCAAATCTTGTGTCATATCCTTCTCTTAAATGTGCGTCTAGTATACAACCATCAAATTCAATAACTCGACGTCCATAGTATCCGTTTTCGTCATCTTTAATACTGTTAAAATATTTATCGTATTCTTCCTCTGATAAGTTAGTTGTTAAATAATGTTTTAATTCTTTCTTATCAAATTCAGGTACAACTTTTTCTTTTTCAGTTTCAGATTCTTTAACTTCAACTTGTTCCTCTTGTTTAACTTCAGGTTTTTCTACTTTAGCATTGTTTTCTTCAGTACTTTCACATCCTATCATACTAATTCCTAACATCATTGCTATTGTTATTCCTAATAATTTTTTCATATAAAACACTCCTTTAAAAATATAGTTTTTTTTCATAATATAAGATGTAAAAAATGCGTATTTTACTGACATAATACTGACCAAAAACGCTTAGAATCGAAAATAGAGCCTCAGAGAGCTAAAACATAAAACTCTATATTTTATGTCTAACCCAATTAGGAGGGGCACATGGACGTACGAAAAATTAAAATAATATGTTAAAAGGACGCATACAAAAACGTATACGCCCCTTTTTAAATAGAGTAGAGAAGAGCAGAGTAGAGTACTATTTTACTTTTTCTGTATAGTTAAGATTTATCCAACCTTCACCGGATTTCAATTTACCCCAATTACCATCAATTTCTACGATTGTAAATGCGTCGCCCTTATGAACTTCATTTGTTTTTTCAAATTTTACCCCCGGGCCTTTTCTGACATTTAATTCATCAGTAGTTACTCTATATATTCCTTTAGAATGTTTACTTGGTGCAGTTACTGGTTCTTTAGTTGGCTCTTTAGCGTGCTCTTTATCTGGTTTTTTATAAGCAACACCGAAGTATTCACAAATAGCTTTGCAAGTAGCCTCTGCACATTTCTTTTGACGACTTGGAACAGGCATCAACTTAGCCTCAGCCCAAACATCCATAAATCCATACTCGATTAATATAGCAGGCATATCTGTTTGTCTAAGTATTGCTAATGTAAATCCACAAATATCCACATCTCTTCTTAATCCATAAGAATATGCGTAATCAATATCATTTGCTAAATGCTTAGCTGCTAGCTTACCTAATTTGATAGATTTACTTGAGCAGTTTTTAGTTCTAAGTACAAGTAGTCCACCTTTTCTATTTATGAAACTTGAGCACATACCAAAAGCATTATAGTGACAACTTATAAGAATATCGCAGTTCTTATTATTTGCTCTAGCTGCTCTTGTACGTAAAGGCACGTCTGTTTTTCCTGTCATATCGGCAGTGTAAAAATAATCTATACCGCATCTTTTTAGAGCCGCAGCTAAATATCTCGCTACTGCTCTGTTCCATTCATTTTCATGTATTATCTCGCCTTTCTTTTTAACCACCTTACCATCAACCTTAATATCAGCAATAAGTTTAGGTGTTCTTTTACCTTCAGTATGCATACCATGACCTGCATCTATACCAACTAAATATGACATAAAATCATCTCCCTTTTATTTTTCTTCACTTTCTAATAATTCTTTAAACACTTGATGTAATCCAGTACTTGCTAAACCGCTAAATAATCCTCCCAATAATACTCCTGGATTTATTGTAAGAGTTATCCATATGTTTAGCGCCACTCCTAAAATAGCCATAATTAAAGGGATATACTTATTATTTATACTAGCGAAACTAGTTTTAATAACATATCCCACACACAAACATATACCAACTATTACTGGTACTGCATATTCACTTATAAAACTTAAATCCATACTATCAATCTCCTTCTTTATCCATTTTATTTTTATCACTCATTTTTATGTGTTCCTCAACAATCGCCATTCTTTCTACAAGATTGTTATGACGATCTACTCTGTCTGACAAAATTGCTATATCTTTCTTTAAATCTTTAATCTTTTCGTCCATAACAGCGGTATGTTTATTGTTACTAAAATAGGAACCCGCTAAGGTCCCTACTAATGCAAGTACTGCTATAATTATTTCTGTATCCATAAATACGCCCCCTATTCTTAATTATTCATTTTTAGGCACAAAAGTTTTACTAACTCCATTTATTATTACGACTAATTCTCCATTTTCATTAAAACTAATTTGAGGTAAACTGGAAACTTTATCATCTACATATTTTTTAGTAGCTGGATGATAATTTTCTGTTGGTGTATATTCTTGCGTATTTCCTATTTTTAAATACCCATATAAACCTTTTTCTAGTGTTTTAGTACTTTTAGTATATACGTATTTATCTGTGCCACCTAGTATAAGTATAAATAAAGTATTGGTATTTCTTGCACATAATATAAAATCATCTCTAGTCATAGCGCCACCAATAAGGGCTATTTCTGTTTCGCTATTATCTTCATTTGTATAAATAAATGAAAATCCATATACATTAGCATACTTATTTGGTACAAAGTATTTTTTATATGTTCCCATATTATTACAGTTAACATATATACGTTTATTAGTTTCATCTATTCTTAATATAGGTAGTTGTTCAATTAATATATTATCATCTACATATTTCTTAGTTGCTGGTTCATAATCAGTTGTTGGCGTAAATTCTTTATTATTGTTCTTAGTTAAGTAAAATACTGTTTTTTCTGTATGAGCATCTACTGTATCAGTTTTGAAATAAGCAATATAACAAATTCCTTCTAACATAACTTCAATTTTAGTATCATCTTTAGTACCAGTATAAATAAATTTACCATGAGGATTACCAGATAAAAAGAATCCACTAAAATCGCCACTAAGTTTCTCATAACCTAAATATAAAAATTTAGCATCATTTGGCGACATATAAATACTATGTGGTTCTAAATCAGCAACATTTGTAGCGCAATTTTTATCATAATCAACTGGTAATATTTTAACAGTAACCTTATCATCTACATATTTCTTAGTAGCTGGATGATAATTTTCTGTTGGAGTGTATTCGTGTGTATTATTTTTAGTTAATACTTCACTAGGATTTAGCATAGGACTTTTTGTAATAACTAAATCATTTGTAAATTGATAAGATTTTACTTGAGATGATCCGCCATTAAATGGGTACATATAATTATTATTAAACTCAAAGCCTAAAGTTATATCATACGTATCTATTGTATCTAAATCATATGCTATTACTCTATTATATTGAGAATCATATATCATACGTACACTTTTATCACCATACATTCCTTGATAAGCACAATATTTATAATCTGCAAAAAATTCTTTTAAATTTATACTGGATACATATCTACTAGTACCATTATTACATTTTTGCATTTCTTCTTTAGGTATTGTTCCAACATTCTCCACTAAATCCGTACAAATAAATCTATCATCCACATATTTCTTAGTTGCAGGATGATAATCAGTTGTTGGATTGTATTCAATAGTATTAATTATAGGTAAATAATCTTGTAGAGTTTTAGTTATTTGTACATCGTCAACTATACTGTGTTTACTATAATTAACTTTGTAAACTGTATTACTAACAGATATTATACTATAATTTGTATAGTGTAATACTTTTAATAGGTGCACAACTTTATTTGGTAAAGGCATATTACAAATAGTTTTAAAATTGCCATCGTCACAGATATATACAACTTTATAACCCTGTTTTTTGGTTTCATTAGGGTCATTATGAGTAGAATATTGTACACCTGGAATTAAATCCATAATATTAACAACATTCATTGCAACAGAAGTAGATTCCAGTGTTGTGTGAATTGGTAATGGGAGTATTACTGCATTATCATCAACATATTTTTTAGTAGCTGTAACATTTTCATTTGTAGTGTAAATACCATCTTCAATTTTATTTAATGATACATTTGTGATAATATCGCCATCATTCCAATTAGTTTTATTATATTTTCCGTTATCATCAAATGTCGGTGTATCGGTATCTGATAATGTAGCAACGGCATAATTTGCTTTTGCTAATCCTACCACATTCGTAGTATTATCATCTTCAATTGCAATTGGCTCTTTAATTTCAATGCCATTTTCAACCGGTGGTATCGTAACCCTACTTTGTTTATTTTCATCTAATAAACGTATTTGGAATGTATAATTACCCAGTTCTTCAATCTCGTCAATCATTTCTTTGGTGATAGTAAATAATACTGTACCCTCTTTAGTGGCACTTACTTCACTAAATATTGGGGGTTTATCATTTGGTGTTTTTATTACTAATTGTCCATAACTTGCATTAGTTGATTCAATAACATTGGTTGCTACTGTATTACTGTATTTAAAAGGAGATTGTAATATAGTAAATCTTATCTCTATATTTTTATCTCCTCTATAAAGTACAATAGTCGAATCCATTTTTGAAACATTATTAGAGATTTTAATTGTACTTTCAGTAAAAATCATTTGCAATCCACCTCCTATTACATATTACTTTCTTTTTCATTTTTTAATTCTTCAATTTCTTTTTTTAACATGTCGATTTGTTGTTTATATATTTCACATTGTGCTTGAATTAGTACCTTTTGATGATTAGCTTCTGCTAATTCTTGTTTGTATAATTTAGCTATTATATTTATTGTATTTATTGTATTTATCGCATCCATTTTGATTAATCCCTCCTATTCTGTATAAGTTACTTTCATAGTTACACTACCTGAACATACTGCATAACTACTAGAATTATAAGCAGACTGAATACCAAATCCTTTTATAGTACCGTCTGAAAGCGCATTAAGTATAGTACTATTTGTTATTGTCAATTTACCAGTATCACCAACTGCTATATTAACACTTCCACAACTTGAACCGTATGAAGGTTTTCCACTTGGTCTACTTGCATAGTTATGAGTTTTTACTACTACTGGCACGGCTGAATGAACCCCACCGGATATCCTCTTAATAGTAAGTTCTATTTTACTAATAGATTTACCCTTAAATTGATTGAATTGACTGCCAAAGAACCAGCATCCATTACAATCTCCATACCCATAATCACCTTGTCTTGCTGTATTATCCTTCTTCCAGTTGTTGTATTTACTACTTCTATAAGTATCACCACTGTTAGATTTTATAGTTACAGTTTTCTTAGTTGTTGGAGTAGGGGCTTGGCCGCCATCTGTAGTTTGATCGCCTCCTTCATATGTAACACTGCTAGGAGCTATAATTTGACCAGGCAAACTTTGATTAGTATTCGCTTTTTTACCTCCGCATTGAGGACTGTTAGCTATTGTAATAAATCCGCCACTTACCGCCTGGAATCCATATTGACTACATACACCACTGGATCCGGCAGCGTGTGTTCTTCCTCCTGCATTTGTTCTAAAACCTATATCACAGTTTATAAATTGTACATCCTTATAATATCCAGTAGCATAAGAATCGATTGCAATACCGACAATTGTAGTAGCACTACCAACAGGATTATCACTACCATATATTTTTAAGCTATATGCATTAATTGGGGAATTTTCTTGTCCAACTAAACTAGCAGTTCTACTGGCAACTGCACAACCTGTACTTGGATGTATTACACCAGTTCGGGCTGTTTCAAATTTCATATAGCCTCCATATACATACACTTTAGTGGTACTCATATAGTTTCTTACATACCCGTATACTGTATTACCATCTAAATATAAGTTAATTCTTCCACTAGTAAAATATTGAAAATCTATATTTTCATAGATGTCTTCTTGTACCCATATATTTACTATTTTTCCATTAAGGAATTTAGGTAGAGCCTCTATTGCCCCGGTTACTGTGGCAAAAGATACGCCGTCATATAATTCATTGTCATCATTACCACCACTATTAATTGATATTTGTATATCGTCCTCTAATGTGCTTGGGTATTGGGCACTGTTTATTTTGTTCGCAGTTATAGTGTCAGCTGTAAGCTCCCCTTCGACTGAGAAACTATCCCCAATAACTTCAGAACCTTGTATTTGGGCACCAACAATATTACCTTCGCTATCTACACTAAATGTATTGCTTTGATTTCTAAAAGTACTGCCTATAATTTCAGAACTTTGTATTTTTGCACCAACAATATTTCCTTCACTGTCTACACTAAATGTGTTATTTTGATTTCTAAAAGTACCTCCTATAATAGATACGCCTGTGATAGTTTTACCATCAATAGCACCATCTACTATCATATCTCCAGTCACTTTCACTTGTTGTGTTATTATACTCAACGCATTCTCTGTTAGTGTCATAGAACTTGTATTATTACCTTTAACCCACCAAGCAAATTTATCAGATAATTGTTGATATTGTGTTTCATTATGTTTAATCACAGAACTTTTTGTAATTGATGCAACTGGTATAGTCTTTTTGACATTTGTTTTTCCTTCAATATTAATAGATATCTGTATATCACCAGCATTCCCTGTCGCTGTAAGGAGAGTGATCGTTTTATGATCATCCTCCAATTTTGCAGTACAGTTAGAAGTGTTGGTTATGGTTACTTTATATTGTCCATCAGTTGGTGCCGAGTTAACTGCGACTAACTGAGTAGTTCCATTGTATATATTAATTTGAGTATTGTTACTAGTTTCTTCTACAACTACTTTATTTACTGTTGCGGTGAATATATTACTGTATATAGTAGTACTTGTAGTTGTAGTTGGTCTATTAACTTTTGTTGTAAATGAATTACTATATATTTCACTCATAAGCAATCACCTCCTATTATTGTGGAAACCCGTTTGTCCAATTTTGTGGAACCGTAGTCATTGAGAATCTTCTCCATTCTTTTGTAATTTCTATTATCTTAGGTTGTGCTACACCCTTATTGTGTTGCCAACTGCTATCAAACGTTAAACCTTCAGCCAACCACCAATCGCCTCCACAAGAAGCGCAGTAGTGAGAACTATCTCTATCGTCTGTAACACTTTCATCCCATTTAACCTTACGTAAATCGATGCACGTATATACATATTCGTATTTTGTATCAAAGTTTTTAATATCACTAAATGGATGATACATGCAATTTTCATTATTAATTTTATTTGCTTCTCGTAAAATTATAGTTTTACTAGTATTTGTAGTTTTTATACTATCGCTGAAATACTGATTACTGTCCCCTGAAAAACTTTCAGCATAGAAGTTTCCATTAGGAACTGCTAAATCTTGTACTTTTTCCCATTGACCATTATACCAACCATAAACTTTTATATTTTTCATTTCAACTCCAGTATTTGCACTGAATCCTGAGTCTTTTACTCTATATACATTTGCCCAAGCACCCAACGCTCTAAATGGTACTGCCCCTGGACATCCTGCTTGACCACAATTATGTGCTAATGCAGTTGGTCTTTGTTGATTTTCCCAACGTGATTGAGTTGCCCATGTATCTTTTACACCACTTGGTAATGCTTCGTGATTCTGTGGCATTGGATACATTTTATCTAGGATATAAGATGATGTACATGATGTATCGTACTCAGTGTTAGGGATCGTCTCCACCGGAACTTCCGCCACTTACTTTTGTTAATTTACAATATGTTAGATATTTACCAGGGTCATAGCAACCATATCTTATTTTGTTTGTAGGTGCAGTGAATGTATATACGTAATTATTATTACCTGTAGTAGTAAATAATTCGCTAACATAATTATCGCTATCATCGAACGCATAGCCCCATACCCATGTACCATCCATTTGTAGAGTATAAGTTGCACCTTGTTCAACTGTTACAGGGTCAACTGTTGCCCAACAAGCAGCATCATCTTTAATGATATGCGTAGTTTGATCTATGCCTTTACCATAGGTCATATTACCTATAGTAGTAGTTGGTGTTGTTGGTTGACCATTACCTACATTAACAGTTATAGAAGCTGATTGACCTTCTAGTGTTGTTGCAGTTATGATACAACTTCCGTCAACTCCTTTAGAGTCTACTCTACCACCACATACAGTTGCTATACTTTCGTTATTTGATTTCCATGTGATTACTTTATTAGTCCAGCTTTCATTAAATTTAGGTATTAGACCAAGCTTACTCCATTTATCCATATGTCTAGCACTTGTGTCCTCGAACCAGATTTTATTTGTAGTACCTCCACCAGATGGTGCAGCCTCTGGAGCGTAAACTCTAACCCAGTCTACATACATAGTGTATTCAGTCATATTACTAGGAACACTACCGCCCGCAGCCCCTAAAGCTTGATTTAGTAGGATATAATGTGGTTGATGGAACATGAACCATGTATTATCATCAGATATGTCTGAGTGTCCTATAAGTCTATCATCTACATAGTAATCTAATCTATCGTGAGTCCATTCCATAGCATAGATATGGTAATCATCGAAACTACCAATAGCTCCTGAGTCAACCCTACCTAAATCTTTAGCATCCCAGTTATCCCATACTAAGTCTGTTCTGTATAATGCACCAGCTGTAGTCCATGCGTAACCTTGTTTGTGTTCCATGATATCTATCTCACCACAGTAAGGCCATGTTATACCGTCACCTTCTTCGTAGTTACCTCCTAAAGTCCAGAATGCTGGGAATGAACCAACTGTTTGTGGTATCTTAATCTTAGCTTCAAAACGACCATACATGAACTCTTGTTTGTTGTTTGTATGGATACAACCACTTGACCATTCTTTACCATTGGAGCTTTCTTTCTTAGCTTTTATAACAAGATTACTATTTTCTACCCATACGTTATTTGTTCCTGCTACATAATTTTGAACTTCATTCGGTCTACTATAGTTGTTTTCATAATCCCAGTTAGCAGTATTTAAAGTTGTGCCAGTGAAGTCATCCTCCCATATTAGTGTTCTTCCTGGTCTATAACCGTCACCTGAGCCACCACTAGATGAGCCACATAATGCTTTCAGTTCAGCTACTGTGAAAGCTGAGTTCCATACTTTACAAGCGTGTATTGTACCTTTCCAGAACTTGCTTTTATTACATTGTTTGTCTTGATAAGCTCCTAGTATTAATGAGTAGTCATTCATGTCATATGTGTTCCTATTAACTGCAACAGCTGAACCATTTATTACTATTTGGCTAACTACACCTTTAGAGATTGCTATAGCAAGTTTATTACGTTGCCCTTTTACCATAGTCCAACTATCCTCGTATGTGTAATTAGTAGTAGTGTTTTGGCTATTTCCTACTAGATAATAATGACCATCTTCATGATTAAGATATAATTTCAATCCATCATATGTACCTTCTTCATATACACAATGCATTACGTTTGCAAGGTCATCATTTTGAGTAGTCCCTCCGTCATCAAAATCTAAGAATATAGTATAGTCACTCGCAGTCTTAAATAACTTCACTCCAGTATCTACACACTTAGAAGTTCCGTCAAATACTGTATCAGCAGGTAGTTCGTATACTGGTGTAGGAGTAGTAGGAGTCGATGTGCTTGTAAGAGTAACGCTGAATATATTACTTGTCTTAGTATTCCCGTCACTATCCGTAACTCTTATAGCCATACTATATGAACCAGCACTAGCTTTATTGTCATGTTTGAACTTATATTTTGTGCCACTAGCAGTTACATCAGTTGTCTTGTCGTAGAACGTGCTGCCACCGTCCCATGATACTTCATGTTTAGTTACTGCTCTATTTGTACTATATTCAATGTAGAACTCAGTTTTCTCAGGTTTTGTTATATTAGCTATATTGCTTATAGTAAGAGTAGGAGTAGGAGTAGGAGGTTGTTCGCCACCTGGAAGTTCTACTTCGGTATTAGTCATACATGCTTTAAAGAAAGCAAACATTCTATCTGAACCAAGTTTATTAGGATGCAGACCGTCTGTTGAATATTGACTGGAGTAAGTTGTTCCATCTTCGTTAGCAGATGTTGCTTTATCAAATCGTGGAGACTTCCAGTTTTGCTGTAATATCCAGGCATTCGCTTTCTTTACTCTGTCTCCCGTATCTGTTTGACATAAAGTTAAACAACATATGACTGGGTCAACACCAAAAGTATCTTTTATATAAGGAACGACTTTTTCTTTCATATCTGTTTTCCAACCTTCTAACCATTCATCCGATCCTCTAACATCATTAGCTCCTATTAAAACAATAACATTTTCTTGGGGTTTAATTCCTAATTCATGGATAGCCTTCATTCTTAGCATCATATCATTTGTAGTAGACCAACCTCTACCACATATTAAACAATTACCATTATAATATTTGTCCCTTACTTGAGATGACCACTTATCATAAGTTCCTGTTCCTCCTCCTAGGTTAGTACCTTCTGTGATACTATCTCCAAATATAATTGCTTTAGGATTCGGATTACATAATAAATTATATGTGAACGAATGCACCTTAATGCTTCCACTAACACAACAAACACCGGGAAGTCCCCATCCTTTACCACAGTATTGGTCGTTTGAGTTCTTACCGTCATTAGTATAAGTAACTAGAGCTGTATTCTTGCTATTAGTAGTATCTGTAATGGTGAAAGTATAAATCCATCCATGCTTTTGACCTTTTATTTTGTATTTCTTACCAGTTTCTATAGTAAAAGGTGTCTGTGCTCTTACAGTAGTAGGTATTTTAAAATATCCTGTGTAATGGTCATACAGTCTTATATAGCCACTATCGAATAACATCAAAGCACCCTTTTGTGCACCGGAAGTTGGTACTCCGTTTATTATTGGTTCTGTCAAGAAACCAAAAACTGAAGATTTATCGAGAACTTCTACTTCAGCCTCCATTCTCCATAAGTCACAACTCATATATTTATCTATTACAGAATAACTACCAGTTCCCATAGTCATCCCGCCAGCTGTATAAGTACATTTTTCATTTCTCATAAGAGGGCTTGTGTTACCCCCAAAATCAGTTGTTACTATGAAACTATTTGAAGGGCTCTCTACTTCCCAACTATTATCAGGAGCTTCCCCTCCACCACTACTAGTTTCAGTATACACACATTTTAGTTTGCAGTTATTGTATGTCCCATTATCCCAGTTACTAATATTAAAAACGGCACTAGAGTTGGTAAATGAAGTAGCACTTATATAAGTACTACCTCCATCTTTACTTAGTAAAATGTCGGAAATATTAGTGGCATCTGTTGTAAAATTTACAGTCAACGTATCCCCAGTTGTACTAGGATTATTTGACACAGTTATTGTTGCCATATAAACACCTCCATTAATCACAAGTAGTTACTATACACTCTTTACTAAGTATTATAGTATACCCATCTTGATTTTGAATCGATTCCTTAACTTCATTTAATCCTTCTTTTGTTGCATATGTGCTGCTTACTGTCATTTTGAACCCGTCTAAAGATTGCTCTAATTTTGATTGTTTGCTAGTTACATCTTTTATTTGTTCTGCCACCTGTTCCAATGTTGGGGTTGTATAAGTAGTTTGTGTAGGGTTCTGCCATACTAATTTATATCTTAACCATAAGTATTTATCTTGTACTACGGATGGCATACTTTCAACCCAGCTGCCGCCAGTTTGTGTAGTGTTACTAGTAGATAAATACCATTGTGGTACTGAGTTAACTAATGATTGCCCCTTATCGCCTTGAAGACCTTGGTCACCTTTTTCGCCATTAACTCCCGGTTCACCTTTAGCTCCTTGAATACATACTGGAGTAGAGTATGTTATGCTACCATCACCGTATGTGTATTTTATTCTTTGCCATATATATTTTCCATTTTCCCATTTAGGAGTAGTGTCTTCTATCCAGTTACCACCAGTTTGAGTAGTATTGCTTGTAGATACATAGTATTGGGTTGCAGTCTTTGTTAATGTTCCTTTGTAATTAGTTTCCAATTTACCTATTGTAACGCTATGCTCATTAACAGTATCTTTGGTTTTATTGTATTCATCTTTTAATTGCGTGACTGTTCCATCTTGTTTTGTAATCGTTGTATTGTCAATTAAAGTGCTAATTTGTCCTTGAGCTATACCAATATTAGTTGTATTAGTAGATACTTGCTCAATAACGCTACTCAAATCTCCGTCTATGGTAACGTCCTTAATTGTATCCACCGTCTTTTTAAGTTGATTGAATGATACGTCTAGTGTCTGCTCAGTATCATCAAATTTTATATGACTGGCTTTAATTGTGCTAGTGTTATTATTAATGTTACTGATAACACTGCTTATATCAAGCTTACTCCCATTTATGTTGGCATTATCGGCTACTTTACTATCAACTATTAACCCATCCTTAATTGCATCGCTTGATTGAATTCCATTTTGATTAATAAGCTGACCTTTACCAGTTTCGTCATAAAGAACAAATGTAAAATTTCCAGTAGCATCTTTCCCTAACTGTATGCGTACCTTACCGTCTTTATCTTTGAACTGTTGTAGATTGCCTTGCAACAGCATAGAGCCGTCATCGCTCTGAATACTAACGTTATTTGTATTAATTGTGCCAGTATTAATTTTACTTGCACTTATGGTGTCTATCATGGCATCTTTTATTAACGCATTTTCAATCGTTGTATTTGCTGCTGTTAAATGAAGTGATTGAATATTCTCAGATGTTAAATGGCCATTAACCAATGTGTTTATATCAGCATATTTTGTTTCTAATACATCTATTCTTGCTTTATCTGCTTTTAAACTTTTAATGTCAGCATTTATAACATCTAAATCTTTTATATTTGCTTTATTTGCTACTAAGTTTTCTATCTCTGCATCTTTAGCTTTTAAATTAGTTATAGTAGCATTAACTGCTTCTAAGTCTTTTATTGTAGCTTTATCTGCTACTAATTTTTCTATCTCTGCATCTTTAGCTTTTAAATTTTTTATAGTAGCATTAACTGCTTCTAAGTCTTTTATTGTAGCTTTATCTGCTATAAGTTTATCAACTTGTAAGAGGTCTTCTTCTAATTTATTAACTTTAATCGAACTAGCTGAAGGAGAAGTAATATTCCCAGTAACCGTAGCAGTATGATCTTTTATCATTACAGTTACTCTTTCTCCAGATTGTAAATCAGCAGTAGTAGTTATGGGAGTTAATAAATCAGAACCATCTATTTTGACGTACATCTTAGATTCATATTCTACTGTTGTACCATAAACTATTGATTCTTTTTTCTCTACAGTTTGGTCTCTCGTTATTTTTACAAATTGAGATATCAAATCATTAGACAGACTCATTTAAATCACCCCCATAATTTATTTGTGTATACTGCTTTTTCTGTAACTGGACATCCCGGTTTACATTCTATAGATTGACTAATGACTTTAGCTTTTATGTTTTTTAATCCTGCTCTTTCGTAATTTATTCTAACGCAATCACCTAATCTTACTGGACAATAACCATGAGTATAGGATATCGTATATTCTAATGTTGATAAATTTCTAAGAAGTTGTTCTGCATATTCATCTATTTGGTTTTTAGTAGGGTCACCTAATAAATTAGGATTAGTTTCTCTATGTATTATTTCTCTACCTCTATTCTGTATTGATATTGGACTATTTTCATCATTGTTTTCAACTCTTGCTGTATAAATATCTTTACCATTCGAATATATTACTTCGACAACATTTGGTATTCCATATAAATCCCTGTCTATATCTAAATCAGGGTATAATATAGAACTATTACTATCATCGTAAGTCCATACTGGTTGTAGAGATGCCGTATCTTGCACCGGCATAAATATAATACGACCCATTTCATCCAGTCCAAATGTGTATTTAGCATTTGCTATTAAATCAGATAAGAAAGTAATCCATGTGTCATCAGTATTTGATACAAAATCGTTAAATAAATTCTTTTCATTTTCGGTTTTTACAACAGGTGCTCTTGCTTGTTCTCGAACAAGTATATAAGCATTATTCATTATATTATTACCCTCTAGTATAGAATATCCAAGAGGAGGCATGCCTTCTTTAAGTTCTAATAGAGGAGTGTAAGCATCCAAAGATATAGTTTGAATCTTACCATCAAACTTATACGAAGGTGTTTGCACTAAAAATGTACCTAAAGGATGCTTTTCTCTAACTCCATTTTGAATTGTTATTAGATAAATTCTTATATAGCATTCACCTAAAGATTCTGCAACGTCTATGGTCGCAGAACCCAAGGTTTCAGCACTAGAATCTCTCTTTATAGTACTTTGTATAACATTATCTATTTTTTTAATGTCTTTCCAAGTCCAAGGATCAACTATATAATATTCAAATGTCTGTTGCATAGTAGATGCCCAATCAGCCATATTATGCACCTCCATCTACTCTTGTTATGTCAAGTGTAACTGGTATTACCAAATTACAATGTTCTTGACTAAATGACACTTTTATATAAGCCCAATATCCACTTCCTGAAGGTTCTCTCACATATACGTCGTCCATCCATACAGCAAGTCTTCTTAATGCATATAAAGTGTCTTTATCTTCTTTAGCTATATCGACTTTCCATGAAGAAGTAGAACCTAATTGAGTTCCATAATAACTAACAGGTCTTTTTCTTCCTATATATTCGACTAATGTTACATCTGATTCATTTGAATCTGATACATCTATATTATATGGTAATTTCAGCATTGAACCAGCCCATGCAGGTTGTTCCATTTCATCTTCATTTGTAGTATCAAATTCTGTCCATGCTTCATCCCATTGTATAATGACAGCTGTTTCTCCAACAATAACTCCAGGAATATCAGTATAACTTACTGCTCCCGTTGTATCGGATATAGCAACTATTCTATATCTTGCAAGGTCTAATGCAGGATGAGGGTCTGTTACAAAAGTATTGCTTGCATTTAATATACCAGTTCCGATTTCAACGAATGAACCATCAAATTCTCTTCTGTATACAGATAGAGTTATTCCATCTACCAATTCGCTGACTTCCGATTCAACTTCACAAAAATATACGCCTGTTCCTGATGATAGAGTACCATAGTAAACTACATCACCGTTCTCCGTAAATGCATCATCAACTGAAGTTCCTTCTATAGTTTCTGTTATTATTTCGCTAGTTCTCACGTATGTTCCTGTAGTAGTACTCAATTCAACTTTGTAGTATACCATCGGATAATAATCACAATATGGATGTATATAAGCGCAAAGAGTTTCTTCATCTATGGCTATTTCTGCATTAGGTGCATATTGTTCATCAGTCCATGCTACTTCGAATTCGGCAGATTCTTCAACGGTTAAACCTGAATTCATAGAAGCTACAACTGTAACTTTGTATGTTACGCCATTTTCTAAATCCACACTATGTGCTGAAATTTCCAAGGCTAAATTTTCTGAAATATCATAAAATTGAGAGTAAACATCATCACCAGCACTAATCATTTTGACGTTTCCTATCTCATCAACAGTACTATAAGTTTCTGTTGAAGTAATAGTCACGTGATAACCTATAGGAGTTTGCGTTGCGGGACCTGTTACACCATTTATATAGAATGGAAAACTTTCAAGAACAGTCAACGATGTTCCTGCCTTATCAGTTATACTCAAACTTAATGTTGGTGGAGCATATACATCGATTACTCTTTGTGTCGACCAATCACCATATACTCCTGTTATACCTGCAGTTCTTACTTTCCATTTTATTGTTGTTCCTTCAGTATAAGTGAATGTATTTAAAACATATTGGCTAGTTTTATCTTTTTCAGATTCATCTGTTGTGTTATTTATTGTATATGTTTCTTTAGTTTCACCGACAATTAATTCTAATTCAGCTTTTGTTTGACTAGAACCATCTTCTGAATTATGCACCCAATATAATATAACTTTTTCTCCAACAATAGCTGTAGTGGTTGAAGCCCAAGTTGTCGGAGCGGCTGGAGCTTTACCTATTGTTATAGATACTATTTCAGACCAGCCGGATTCCCCTTGCTCATTTATTGCTCTAACTCTAAAGAAGTATTCTTGACCAGATTCAAGACCTGTAACTTCAGCATGAGTTTTATCTGTTACAGTTAATGATTTAACTTCACTAGAGCTATCGAAATATATTTTTTTAGTAGTATATTGAACTTCACACTTTGTAGCATTAGTTACACTATCCCATTCGATTTGAACTGATGTTTCTGATAAAGCTTTAATAGACTTGATACTAGCTGGTGTAGAAGGTATCGTTTTAGCCCCATCCGAATAGTCAGAATATCCACTATAAGATTTATTACGTTTACTTCTAGCACGAACTGTATATGAATGCCCTGCTTCTATAGAACATGAAAATGATGCCGCCCATTTCTTTATTTTTACTACTCCAGTTTTATAAGTTTTTGAATTGTCTTTAATTACTTGAAATTCTATTTCTGTAGCATTTAAATCGTCAAGATTTGTCAACGATGCTGTTAATGTATATTTTTCTATTTTTACAGTTGGAACAGGAGGCATTTTTGGAGGATTATTGTCGAAGTCATAAGTTTTCCAAGCTGTATAGTCAGCTGTCCAATAACTAACTTCTTTTTTTTTAACCTTATGCTTCTTAGCTATAGCTTTTACTTTAAATCTAACTTTTTCAGCATTGTTTGGTGCATTATAAGTACTTTGCTTTCCAGTAATTTCTTCTTCTTTACCAATAAACCATACACCATCTCCAGTATGATAGTTCCATACAACTTTATATTTATCTGTATTAGATCTTGACCAATCCCAAGTAGCAAACACTGTGTTATCAGTATCTGACTGTAAACCAAAATGAACAATTTTTGGACAATTAGATTTTTTAGAAGATGGTTTCTTATCACCTGGTTTACTATGCGAAGTCGTTGTCTTTCCTGATATAATTAGTTTTTGACCAACATATATAAGATAATTTCCACGACTATTTTTTCTTAAATGGTTAAGGTTTACCAACTGACTTAATTTTATACCATACTTTTTACATATGGCACTTGGTAAATCTCCTCTTTTGACAATATGATACTTAGTTGCCATTACCTATATCCTCCTTTCCATTTTAGCTGCTCTAACAAGAGTTTCAACAGCATTAGTAATATTACTTCCATCATCGTATGTGATACCATTTATTTGGTAAGTAGTATTGCTTGTATTTCCTAAACCGTTTTTTAAGTCTTTTATAGCTGATACTATTTCCTCGTTACTAACTCCATTTTGAACTGAACCGATAGATTTTGAAATTCCATCAGATACACCTGCTATAGACATTGTTCTGTTTGATAGTAGATTGTTAATTGCATTGGCACCATTATGTACTTTTGATAAATCCATAACCGGAGTTATTACAGGGTTTACATCCATATCAGAATTAAGAACTTTACTTGCCGCGTCTAATGCTTTATTAGTAGAATTTATAACAGTTTGTGCTAATCCTTCGGCTGGTTTATTTGCAACACTAGCATATTTAGTTAAACCTTTTGCTAAACCTAAAACTGTGTATCTACCTATTTCCATAAATACTCTAGAAGGTGAATGTATCTTTAATATAGCCTTAGCTTTTGAAACTACACTGCTTATACCACTTGATATTGCGTTCTTTGCAGCACTAATACCAGATCTGATACCTGATGCTAAACCGTTTATTAAGTTTCTACCAGCACTTACTAAAGCACTAGCTGCCCCACTAGCGGCACTCTTAGCTGCACTTATTACACTACGAATTGCACCACCAACGGCACTAATCATGCCTCTTATACCTCTAACAAACCCTGATATTAAATTTCTACCAGCACTTACTAATGCGCTACCAGCGCTACCAAGAGCACTTTTACAAGTGTTAAGTACACCTCTAACCGCATTACCTGCAGCGCCAAACATACCTCTAATACCACTAACAAGTCCGTTTATTAATGATCTACCAGCACCTACTAATGCACTACCAGCACCACTAAGAGCTGATTTACATCTATTAAGCGCTTCTTTAACTGCACTTCCGGCTTCACCGACCTTACCTTTGATTCCTTTTATAAGTCCACCGATAAGTTTTCCACCTGCTTGTGCCAATCCACCAACTGCGCTGCCTGCTAAAGATACAGCCGCTCTAACTACTGCTTGGATTAAATTACTTACAGCTTGACCAAGTCTATCGGAATTTTCGTTTAAACCTTTAGCGACACCGTCTATAAATTTTATAGCCAAGTTAATACCAGCGTTTATTATTTCTCCTATATGTTCGGCTATACCATTTATAAAATTCACTACAATCTCTGCTCCAACTGTTACTATTTTTTCTATATTATCTGCTATTCCTTGCATTAAATTCAATATTAAGTTTACTCCAACTTCTATAAGCTTAGGAGCTGCCTGACCTATTGCTGTGGCCAATGCCACTACAAGTTGAGTCGCTGTAGTGATTATTTGTGGTATACAATTAGATAATGCTTGTAATAAACCTGTTACAAGTTGTGTTACGGCAGTCAATATTTGAGGTAATCCATTTGCGAAACCTGTTATGAGATTTGTTATTGCTTCAGCTAATTTAGTTCCTAATGTTGGTAATAAGTTTAAAAGTTGTCTTATAAATTCAAGTATTGCAAATCCACTACCTGCAGCGGCTGCTCCAACTAATGTTAAACCAGTACCGAATGCTAATAAACCAGCACCTATTAGAGCACAAGATAAACTTAATAAAGATATAGCACCTGCTAACGCTATTAATGTAGGAACCACTGGAGTTAATACAAGTCCAGCCACACCGATAACAGTAAATGCTCCTGCTAACGCTAATAATCCAGTTCCAACTTGTTGTAGACTAAGTGAACTTAACGCCATCAATTGTGGAGTCAATAATGCTAATGCTCCAGCCATAATAACCATAGCAGTTGCACCTAATATACAACCAGACATTGCATACATTGCCACACCTAATATAGTTAATGACCCTGCTAAAGCGGTAAGCCCAACAGCTAATGATTCCCAAGACATACTAGAGAAAGATTGTAAAGCAGCACTTAATACTAATAACGATGCTGACATTAAACCAACACCAACCGCTACTAATGATAGTTTTCCTCCTGATATTAATGCTGTCGCTGTTCCTAATACAACTAATGAACCAGCCATACCAAGTAATCCTTTAGCTAAATTTTCCCAAGATATAGAACCCATACCTTTAACTGCAGGAACCATAAGGTTTAATGCTACTGCCAATGCGGTTAATCCGATAGCTGTAGTTATAATTCCTCCTGATGTAGTTCCAAAACGTGAGAATACTGATAATCCTGTTAATATTACACCGATACCAGCTAAGCCTTGTACTAATGCACTTAAGTCCATATTACCAAACTGACTTACTGCTGATGCTAATACATTTAATGCGGCTGCTAATACTAATATTCCTGCAGCATTACCTAACCCCATTTTGACGCCATCCATTAATTTTGAGAAAGCTACCATTTCTGTTAATACTGCGCCTATACCAACAAGCCCTTGAACTAATTTATTTGTATCCATATTACCAAGTGATTTAACTGATGACGCGAATACGGCAATCGCAGCTCCAAATATAATCATAGATGTAGCAGTCTTAATCAAACCTTTACTTGAACCATCCATAAGTTTCACAGCGGCAGACATTGTAAGCATCAAGCCAGCAATACTAACTAGACCTTTAGCTATTTCTTCCCAATTAAGACCAGATAAGATTTTCATTGATGCTGATAGCAATAATATAGCAGTTGCTAATCCAATCATAGCAGTTGCTAATCCACCCATCTTCAAGAAACCTTTAGTCATGTCTACTTTTTCCAAATATACCATTGCAGCTATTAATTCTATAAATAGTGCAGTTATACCTGTTAAAGCAGTATTTAATCCCGCTTCGTCAATTGTTGATAGAGTAGCCAATGATAATGCTAATATACCAACTGCGGCTGCTATTTTTAATAAAGTTCCAGCTCTTATATTTTGTGACCATGCTGTTAATGCATCACCTACTGTGTTTAATACATCTGCCACAGCATTACCTGCTTCTTTTATAGCGCCAAAGAAGCTTGTAGATTCTTTCACTGTGGATTTTAATGTGTCCAAACTTCCTTTTATTGTTTTAAATATACCTCCAGCTAATAATGTGTTAAGCATTCCAAATATAGCTCCAAAATCTATTGAGCCTAACGCTTTACCTATACCTTCAAGTATTGGAGATATTCCATTTCCTATTCCTTGCAATGCACTACCTATAGCACCAAATACTTTACTAAAATCTAGTTTGCTTAAATAGTCAAAGAATGAAGTAATACCTTTTCCTGCTCCACTAATAACAGAGCCTATAGCATTAAGTCCTGCTGAAATACCATCTGAAACTTTACCAAAGAAGTTACTCTTATTAGCGGCATCATTTATACTTGAAGCAAATTTACCTATCCCTGAAGTAATTGTTAATAACACTTTACCAACACTACTAAACACGTTTGTTAATGGTGAAAAAGCTTTAAATAAAGTAGTTACTGCATTTTTTCCTAAATTAAGAACTGAGAATACACCTTTAAATGTGTTTTTAATTTTACCAGCTGTAGAATCACTCATTTTGAATTTTTCAGTAAGATTCTTAAACCCTTCTGAGATTTGAACTAACTTTTCTCCAGTCATAGGTGGAAATACATCTCTAAAACCATCTTTAATTGCTCCAAGACCTTTACCCACACCTTGCACTATGTTTGTTACACCTTTTATAACATCATCTCTACCACCGTTCTCATTCCAAAATTTAAGCATTGCGTTTCTTGCATCTGTGGACGGTTGAATTATGTTGTTAAATCCATCACTAATAGAAGTTAAAAGTTTAGCCGCCTGGTCTTTATCACCTATAATATATTCCCATGATTGAGCCCATCCTGAACCGACAGATTCTTTCATTGTGTCAAATAATTGCGTAACGGTTTTAACTTCTGTAGCGGCCTTTGTAGCATTTTCTGCTAATTGAGTTATTGCTTTCGCTTGCGCGTCAGTATAACCTTGAGCTTTCAATTCAGCTTCTGTATATGCTCCAGAAATTTGTTTTAATGTTTCGGTTAATACATCACCAGTTAACCATTTACCTTCAGTTAAACTATCTCTAAAACTACCATATTTTTTAATTGCTGCGTCAGCGCCTGTACCCATTACTTCGGAAGTTCTTATTAATGCATCTTGGAATAGTTTACCACCCATACCAGCATTTACTACTGAGTTCCAGTCTTGTAATCCCACTTTACCTGTAGCCAAAGCTTGTGATAATTGATACATTGCAGTTGACGCTTGTGCTGATGACGAACCAGATGCTGCTGCCAAGTTGGCTATACCTTTTATCGCCGCTGTAGAAGTATCCAAGTCAACACCTGCTGCTGTAAATGTACCTATATTTTTTGTCATTTCGGCAAAGTTATATATAGTTTTATCAGCATAGTCATTTAATTCGTTTAAAGTTTTTGTTACATCTTTTAAAGTAGTACCTTGATGTGCTGTATTTGTTAATATGGTTTGTATGGAATTCATCTTAGTTTCATACTCATTAAAACCATCAGCTATAGGTTGTACAGTCAATGCACTTACAAGATTCTTACCGGCATTCATTGCACTATTTGTAATATTAGCTAACACTGTTGCACCTACAACGCCAAGAGATGAGAATTTAGCTTTAACAGTTTCTACACTTTGACCTAAACCGTTTAAATTAACTTTACTTGCAGCTCTACTAATGTTGTCTAATCCTTTACTACCTTCATTCATTTTGAGCTTTTCGTTTAAATTTTTAAGACTATTTAGAGTGGTTCTTACTCCGCTCTCAAATCCTTGATTATTAAACTCCATTTGGACAATTCTTTTATCAATTGAACTCATGCATTAACAACCTCCTTCCATGCTTCTTCGGCTATCCTATCAAATATAGGTCTCATGGCCGGATTTATATAGTCTCTTCCTGCTACATAGCCACCGGTACCGGTACCATGACCGTATTGGAGTATTACCGCAATATTAACACCTTTATTAGTATTGCTATTAGACCAATAAATAGTGTGAGTATCGCCGTTTGATTCTATTTCATAACTCCATGAATTAGCTGTAGTTCCAGTATCAGTTGGAGTAGCGCTGGATAACGCTGATACACCTTCTTGCCCATAGCGTTCAAGTATTTGTCTAATCTGAAAACTTTTCATCTTTTCCAAAAATTTAAATGTTTTATTAAAATCACCTTTACTAGTGATTCTTATTTTCATTGTTCAATCTCACCGCCTTTATTTATTAAGACGTTGGATCTCATGCATAACATCGTTATAGTTATATCCCGCTTCTTCTAATAACATTTTACAAATTTCATCTTCTCCCCATTTACCTTCTACAACCTCTTCTGCTACTTCATGTATTGATAAATTCATTCTTTTTCTAAGCATGGTATTAACTCTTTCGTCAACTATGCGCTTGTCGTATCCAGCTGTGCTTAATTCTTTGCTACATAATTTACTCTTTTTACCAGTTACAATTTCTTTTGCAATACGTTTATTATTATTTTTATGACGATTATTAGCAACACGATCGAATGAATTCATGGCGTTCACCTATCCTTTAGTATTTAAATTTTTCTTTCTCGCTTCGTTTAATGCTCTATTTCGTTGTAGTATTTCATTTCGTCCCATCTTTTTAGGTGGAGAGTTTTTAATATTACATACTTTTACAAGAGTTAATAATCTATTAATATGCCATTTTTGACATTCAAATGGAATATTAAAAGCAACCATCCAATAATATATTATTTCAGAGGTTATAATTTCCCTATTAGGGGTTTGATTTGTATCACTAAAGGTCGTAGCAGTCATTGGGTTTTCTATATATTCATTTATATCTTTTAAATTATTTTCAGTTAGGCGGGTATACACTTCCGCATTAACATTCTGGGTTATTGTCATACAACGAACATAATCTATTACTTCTTCAAGTGTTTTATCTTTTCCATCTAAAAATGGTTTATGCCATTTAGCTTCCCATTTTGAAATGGAGACTAGAGAATGTTCTAGTTGTAAGGACTGTTCCTTGAATAATATAAATTCATTATTAACTTCATCGTAATATTCCATTGCAGGTACAGTTATTTTCAACATCTCCAGTCACCTTAACCTTTCTATTTCAAGTTAGTAGGTAATATACCATTTATGAAATCTGTAGCAGCTTTATCGTCAAGTGCTAATTCCATAAATATTTCGCTGTATGCTTCTGTCTGAGAAAATGCATCTGATAATTCCTTACTCTTGATGAATCTTCTTCCATCTGGTGATTTTTCCCCATACGCTTTTAATACTATTTTTTTGAAAGTACGTATTATTTCTTTATTATCTTTTGAGTTAACGATGTTTTCTAGCATTTGAGCTAGTCCTCCGTCTACGGATAATTCCATTTCAGTTACCTCAGCTTTAGATAGGTTGAAATAGAAATCTTCAGTTCTTTCAACGCCATTATAATCAGTATAAGTTACAGTTTTCTTTAACATATTCGAATCTCTCCTTAATCAAAAATTAAAATATAAGAGTCCCCGTAAAAAATGCGAGGACTCTTTTTATATATTATAAAAATAAATTATCCAACAATTATGCAGAAGCAAGTAATGTTTTTATTTCATCAGGCAATGGTAATTTAGCGTCAGTAGCTCCCTCACCGTATAACATATCTTCTATTTTTTTTAATTTTTCAGGGTCTATTTTAGTAGAATCTATAGTTATACTTGCTGTAGGTTTAAATCCTGCTACATTTACAGGTGTTGTAGTTATTTCCCATGAGAAAGTTATTGCTTCTGGGCTATCATTTATTGTTTTATAACCTTTTTCACTAGGAGCAGCTTTTGCACCATAAATTAAATGTAGCTTGTATCCATATTCATTACTTTTAACATCATTACCTAGAACTGTTCTATAGCATAATCCAAAAGTTTTTCTATCTTGTTGGCCTATAGTAACACCTGTTCCTAAAGATGCAGAACCATCACAAGCTTCAAACTCTTCTGGATAAGTATAAGCTTCTATAGTTGCTCCAAATTCTTCTGCTGAGAATAATTCTAAGTATTTTATATCGTCAGCATATAATGGTGTTGCTTCTGCCCCAGAAGGACTTTCTGTTACAGCAGTTAGACCATTCCATGCTACACCTTTAGTGTATGCTCCAGCTTCATCTTGTAAATATAATACACCATTTTTTACGCCTGTTTCATAAAGACGTTTACCACTTTCATCCCAAACTATTTTAGCCATGTTTGCTTTCCTCCTTAATTTTAATAATAAATCATAAACACGTAATGATATAAATTATCACTACAATATGCTCTCTCAAACTTACACATTTGAAATTCTTTTAAAACATTTTCTATTATATCAATATTTGGTTGTTTATAAATAAACATTAATGAATAACTATTAATATATTGGTATATACTATCATTAGCACGCTTAGTGTCGCCATCACCAATTGTATAAATTACACATGGATAAGTTAATTTCACAGATGCTGGAGGCTGAAAATATACATGTTTGTTTTTCATTATACCTTCAAGTTTTGTTTGCAGCTCTAATCTTCTATTCATTGTATAAGCCTCCAATCGTTAACAGTAATCTTGGATACTGAACTTCAACATCTGTTATTTTCCATTTAGCTCCCATGAATACGACATAGCGCATTGCATGAAAGTTATTATTGGCAAATGGGTCGGCTATGATGCTAATCTGATTTGATATATTAATGTCGTCATTTATTTTACTTCTTTCTTGTAAACGTCTAGAGTTTCGTATTACATCTCCGAAGTACATGTTCTCTGTTATCTGTTCTTCGTATATACCAGGTTCTGTTTCGACAGTTAGAGCATAACCGATTATTCCACAAAACTTTGCCATTTTGAATTATTCCTTTCTATTCTAAGAGTTAGATTATTTTCCTGTTTCTCCTCCTGCTGCTGCAGCTTTGTCTAATGCCACTGCTATTGCAGAGTAAGGTTTAACTAATGCTCCAGAACATCTAGTTTCCATTAAGTATTTTTGTTGGTTGTAGTCTATATCGAAATCATCGAACATATTAACAGCTCCACCTTTGTCGGCACCAACATAGTAATCAACTAGGTTAACCATGATAGCCATTAAAGGTTTTTCAACAGTTTCAACTTTAGTTTTAGCTCCTTCCATAACTTCAACAGCTACTATTTCTTTAACTCTTAAAGCTGTAGCTAATTTATCAACTGTGTCATATATTACTCTTCCGTTTTTATCTTCTAATAATAAGCAGTTAGTTATAACATCTTCAGTAGTGAATAGAGTTGGACTTCCTGATCCTTTGTATTCTTTTCTAGATTTTATAACTGTTTTTATAAATGCTTTTGCTATATCATCTTCAGTTGCAGCAGCTGCTACAGCAACAGGAGCTTTAACACAGTATAAATCATCATCTGTAGATATAGGTCTTATGCATTGTTCATTGATTTTATCGTCAGAGTCAGATAATCTTCCATCCCCAACTAATATAGCTCTTGCTATTTCCTCGTCTAGCATCATTCTCATTTCCATTTTTAACCATGCTACTACATCGAAATCTGTTATATCCACAACGTCATCTCTATCTAGTTTTTGCTTTTTGTATATAGTTGTTGGGCTAGTAGTTCTTTTTAGTAATGTGAATACTTCTTCTTTCTTTCTTTTACCTTTGATGTAACCTTTAGCTCTAGCTTCATCAGCAGTTATATTAGCATGCATAGATTTTATTCTAGAGAATGGTACATGATGAACACCTCTCATTACTTTTTGCACATATGAGTCGTCTCTTTTTATGAAATCTGGTGGCATGTTAACGTTTTTAGCATCTGGGAATAACCATTCTATATCTTTGATACCATAAGTATCAGCATGAGCTAAAAAGCTTTCTTTTAAAGATCCATATCTTTTAGCATCTTTTAATATAGTTTCCATAGCATCATGTGATAATACATCATTGTTTTCAGTTTCTCTACCTTCAAATACATTATGTTTCATTTCTTGTTCTCCTCCATCTTCTTCAATATTATTTTCATTTTCTTCTATGGCAGATTGTGCCATACTTTTATCTTCTAAAGCTTGCCCTATTAGAGCATATACAACATTTTTTTGCTCTTCATTTAAAGTGTCAAATACATCTTGAATAGTTTTTTCATTATTGTCCACTTCATCATCTCCCTTTTTATCTTTTTCATCAACTTTATCTTCTTTATCGCTTGGTTTGTGATCCGCATGTTGTAATGTTAGTTCTTCACCTGTATATATAACTGCTTCATCCTCGCAAAATTCGCCATGTCTTATTACAGAGTCTATAAAAGCTCCAGGATTAGCACCAGCTAACACTAAACTTACTTCTCTTATAGTTCCATGCATTACATTTGAACCTTTTTGTTTAAGTTGATTAGCGTAAATAGATAAAGCTGTAACATCACCATGTTCTACTAGTAGTTTTGCATTTTTACCAGCTTCTGTATCATTGAAAGTACAATAAGCATAAACGCCTTCGTCTCTGTTTTCTAATACTGCATGACCTAATACATTAGCTGATTCATTGTGTTGATGATTCCATACTAGTGGAACAGTTTGCCCATCATGTTGCTTAAAGGCATCTTTTAAAATTGTTCTACCATCTGAGCATTTAATATTATTTCTAGTTGCCCATCCACTAAAGTCATACTTCATCTCTAACTATTCCTCCTTCTTCTCAGTATCGTCTACTGCATTTTGAACTTCTGGCGCATTCTCGATTTCTTCAGCATTTTTATTTAAGTTCTTGTTACGTAGTTCGTCTGCGTCAGGGTCATCGGATGGTTTCCATCCCATAATTTGTCTAATTTCATTTGATGTCGCTATTTCATTACGTGTTAATTTATCAGCAATCTCAGCAAGATCATTAACTGGAACTAGTTTAAATGGATCTCTAAAGTAAACTATGTCTTGTTTTCTAGTTCTAGCTGTTTTGGTTAGGAATTTCCTTTTCATTTCATCAACTATGGCTGAAACTATAGGCTCAATTGTTCTATTGTAGTAATTTAACATAGTTTTATCGTCAGCTGTACCATCTAATATAGTCTGAGTGATACCTAACTGGCCATATAGCATACTCGTTAAGTATTCAATCTGCTTCATTAGATTGTTCTCAACTGGTCGATTCAACTGTGTTATCTTTTCAGTTCCATCAGTGTAGGCTATACCATACTTAGAACCGGAAAGTTGCATCTCAATAGCTTTACGTCTATTTTCAGCTTGTTGTCTTCTTGCCTCAGATTTGATAACATAAGGTAATTGTATAATTAAATCTAATTTACCAGAACCACTTTGTTCATCTATAACATCCAAAAGATTAAGTTTTCTTATAAGACGCTGCATAGTTGAGTTTGGTTCATTTATGACCGCATATAAAGGATTCTCTATTATAGCAACCATACTTTTTGGTAATAATAGATCTTCTTTCTGTCCAGTTTTATCGTTATATATTCTAACTTTAACATGCTGTGGGCGCCACTCCAATATTTGACCTACTCTTAGACTGTTTATGTCATAAGAGCCAGATATATTAGGATTTATAGTAGTATCAACAGGAACTATGGCAATACAACCTTCATCCATCATAGACATAACGGCATCTTGTATAAATGCTTTTGCTGTCTGGTCCATGTTTGCACTAAGAGTTAAACACTCATTTAAACTAGTATCCATCTCTTCAACAAAACGACCATTGTCATCTAATTTAACATGCATAATGTCTATAGATGCTACGTCTAATGCTATTCTGTTATAAACAGACACAACAATACTTCTTTCGTTACCTCTGGTTGGGCGCATTCTAAAAGGATTATAGCTGCTTATATGTTCGCCATAATTGTATCTTGGTGTTGGGTCTTTGTTCAGGAAGGCGTTCCATGCATGTATTAGTCTATCACTAAAAGCCATTTTGACGTTTTCACCTCCTACTTTATTAATAGAAGAATCCCATAAATTCTTTTCCTTTGTTAATAGCGTTTATCGCACTATTTACATTTTGTGCACTAAATTTAACTCGCTGTCCATTAAAAGTTACGTTATTAGACATCATTACATCATTAACAACTTTTGTACCAACACCTATCGCTGCCGCAGTAGCAGCTGCTTTTACAGTCATAGTCATTGCACGTTTAGCTGCAGCTTTTCTAGCACTTCTCTTTGCTCCTACTTCTGGTGCTTTTCTAGCTTTAGCTCTTGCCACATCATGTTGACCTTGTAAATAGTCATATTGTTTCTTAAGTTCTCTATTATTCGGATCAGCATTTAGTTGCTTTTGAACTTTTTTAGCTTCACTTAAATATTTTCTAGAAGCATCTTTTCCAACTTCACCTCTTATAGCACCTTTTCGGTATGTAGTGTTGGAATTTAAAGCTTTCTTATACTCTCTATTGGCTTGTTTATAAGTTTTCTTTAATTCTTTATTCGATCTGTCTCTTTCATAATCCATACGTGCAACATTAGCTTTTTTACCAAGATCGATAGCATTGGCTTTTTTATTGCTATTCTCTTTCCATTTTTTAAAACTTTTATCTACCTTTGCATTTTGTCGTCTAGCTCTTCTAACTCCCCATTTCATACCTTTGATACCATGATGATATAATTCATCGGTATGATTATACTCCCACATTTGACTCACCTCCTATTCGAATGCATCTTTATTTAATTTATATGCAACGTAAGCATCCATCATAGCTGCTACGGCATCAATCTTTTGTTCGTATCTTTTCTTTAATAATTTTCTATTACCATTTGTATCTTCTAATGTTATACAGTTTCCCATGGCAAATGTCATAAGTTCTTCATCAAATAATAACATTCTATCCTCTGCTAATTTCTTTAATTCACCTAATGGAACTGATTCAGTCTTAGCACCTTGTATAACTTTCTCTATTCCAAATGGACCGTTCTCAGATTCCCATCTTTCAACAAATGCTTTTGCATTATAAGGGTCAAATCCAAAACATCTAACATCATAATCTCTTTCAATTATGTGAGCGTCAAGGTCTTCATATACTTCGGTCATATCTAGAACTGTTCCTTCCAATACTATAAGACTTCCTTCTTGTAAGAATTCATCATACTTTAATCTCATAGCCCCTGGTAACTTATGAAGTGTTTTAGATGTTATATAGTTTCTAGTCTTAATTCCAAAAGCACCATCTCTTAAAGGAAACATGAACGTGAACGCACAGAAGTCATCACCTTGTGATAAGTCGGCTCCCAATGCGCATGGCATTTGCCAGAAATCTCTTTTTCTATGTGGAAGAGTTTCATCATAAGTGAAGAAATATGTATAACCTTCCATTGGAATACCAAAACGTTTTGCTAAAATATCATTTCTTGTAGCTGGAGCTTTTTCAGCTCTTTCAACATCTAACTGATAAGTCTCATAGGTAACGGTCTTTCCTAAATTCGGATTTGCTTTTAACCAAGTTCTAGGATTATTAACCTCTTCTATATCGTCAAGTCGATAATACCAAATCGAAACATGTGGGTTAACATATTCGCCTTTAAGAATTTCCATTAGTTCCATTTTGATTGTATCACCACTACCATTTCTTACTGTCCCTTCTGAACTTGTTGCTACTATCAAATAATCATCTAGTTTGGATGCCCCTTGTTCAACTGCACCTATGACATCTTCTCTTATATCGCCAGAAAGCCATTCGTCTATTGTCGCCACTTTACATCTCAACCCTTGAAGTTTATTAACACTCATCGGTCTTATCTCCAACAGTGAACCCGTTAGAAAATTTTCTATACCTTTTTTAGTGGACGCTAATTTCATTCTATTAGCTTTAGAGCCAGTTGTATTTTGTATAGATCCTTCAGTTAAAAACTGAAATAAAGGTCCTCTAGATCTTGTTATTGAAGTTCTTATAGGTGATAGTATTTCTTCAGCTTGTTTCATGGTAGGAGCTGTTGTTATCTGGTGTGTAGTTGTAGTATCTACATTTAGGAAATAATTCTGTATACATGAGCTGTACATAGATTTGGCTGCACCTCTGGCTACGATTAGATACTGCTTATTAACCAATCTTTTCTTAACAGTTTTTGTTACATATCGGCCATCATGACCATCAGGTGAAGGCTCATATACGCTTCTTTCTACAAAGTAGTACCAACCGAATATCTGTTCGGCCCAAAGTTTAAACGAGTCTAGTAAATGTAAATCCGCTCCATCGGTTAATGTAAGTTCTTTTTCACAATAATCTACGAAACCGTTTATAGCTTGATCATCATAGTAGATTCCAGGATTAGCTATCAGCTCATCTATACGGTTCATTTCCATGGAAATCTCTTTACATACTGGAATCTCTCCTCTTATAACGGCATCTCTAAACTTACCATAATAGATAGGAGTGGCTGTGTTTGATAATGCCATTTTGAGTTCTCCTTTCTGCTATCCTTTTAACTTTTGTATAGCCAATGCTATAGCTAATGCTGAGTTTGTTATAGCCACAGCAGTTCCAACTTCAGCTAAAACTCTATCAACGTTAACTTTGCCTGCATTCATTTGCTCTGTTGATAGTCTAGCGTATTGTTGTTCCATATTAAGTCTATTGACTCTTTCTCTTAATTCTTTATCGCTCATTGCTTTTGCAGTTTGTACTTGTTGTTTTTGCACTTTTCTTTGTTTTTTACTAGAAACTTTTTTATTGATATTTTGTGATTCAGTAACTATTGTGCCAGCAGCTTCTACTCTCTTTTTTGTTTTCTGTAGATTGACTGGTTCATGTCCTAATTGGGCATCAGTTCTTCTAATTCCCCATTTCATACCTTTGATTCCATGATGATAAAGTTCATTATCGTTATAATCGATAGACCACATTTAACTCACCTCCTAACGTTGAATTGATGACAAATCTTTTTTCTTTTTCTTTGTTTCTTTAGTCATAGTATAATCAGCATAGTATTTCAAATCATCTTTTGTTAACTTCATAGAACCAGTTTGATTAAGCTTATCCATATTCAGTATTATCAATGGATCCTGAGCAGTACCTTTCCTATCATTAACATCACTTAAAGCATCAAAGCCTTGCTTTACTAAATTGGCATAAAAATTATTGCTGGAAGTTTCTGCTTTCTTAGATAATACAGCATTTGACACAAATTCCTCGGCTAATTTTCTAGCTTTTCTACTTTCAGGATCATTAAGTTTGGAAATTTTCTTCTGATATGATTTCTCTGTTTTCTCCATAAATATAACATTCTCGTTATGGGCTTTTGCCATATCTTTAGCTACTTGTTTAGGATTTTCTTTTGCTATTTTCATAAATGCATTAACTACATCCTTATCGCTAGCTACAGATATGTCTTTTTTAACCATAAATGTATTCTTATATCCTCTTCCATCATACATAAAATTACCCATCATATCAGCATACATGTTTTTGTCATAGTCGGTATAGGCTGTATATAAACGATTTTTCTTACCGCTTTTATATTGGCCCCTAGTTATTGTTTGAAATTCAGTGCCCGACTTTATAGTTCTACTCTTAGAATTAATTTCATCTTTTTGCTTTCTAACACTTTTCTTTTTAAAAGATTGTTTGTCATCGTATTCATAATCGTCATATTTTTTCTTACCTGCAGGAGTTAAATGCCCAGCTTTATCTTCATATCTTCTAATTCCCCATTTCATGCCTTTGACACCGAAATGCTTAAGCTCATCGTTCATACTCTCACCTCCTTTCGAATTATTCTTCATCAGAAGGTGGTGTATCTTCTATTTTAGGATCTCCTTCCAAATATATACGCCATTCTATTTCGGATAATGTTCTATTAATACTTTCAATTAAAGCGCTGCTAGTGGGTGGATCGAAAAGCAATCTTACTTTTAGATAAATATAAGTTTTAACCATGTTAAGATTATTCTCGGTTGTATACTCATCCCAACTCGAATTTTCATCTACTATCATAAAGCCGTTTTTTGGTCCAACACCTAATTGATTCAACATAGCAAAAGCAGTGTTTATGTGAATTATTATATCATCATCAAAGTTTGTATAATCGGGTAGTATACCTAATAGTTTCTTTATTGAGAGCAATATACTTTCCATCATTTACATTACCTCCTCTCTATACTAAATCATATCCTTTCTCTTCATGATATTTCTTTGTTGTATTGTCGGCATCTTTGGCTTCTTTATAAATTCTTTCCCATGCTACATCAGTATCAGGATCTGGAAGTTCTGTTATTTTAGTGACCTTCAATGTATTTTCTCTTTCAAACACAATTAAAGGTTGCATTCTATGAGCCATAGCGTCTTCTGTATCAACCATAGCATCATATCCTTTATTTTGTAGCGCTTTTACAAAAATATCTTTATTTTTCTGATCTCTAAAAATATTCATAGAAAACACAGCATAGTATTCGGCTATGGTTTCATCTAAACCTTGTTTAACAAGTCGGTCTTTTATTTTTGCAGGTTTGCCTACTAATGCAGTATTATCTTTATTCATCCAGTTTCGTCTACTAATAGCTATCGACATCGTATCTATATTGTTATTACCAACTAAATCCAAAAAAGTTTTTACTTTTTCAACTTCACCGACAACTTTTATATCTTTCTTTGCCACCATTGTCAAATCATAAGTTTTAGACGCAGATTCACACTCACGTAACCAACTCGATATCTCTCTTCTATACCCTTTTACATCTTCATTCTTATATGATACATAAGCATAACCTTTTCTATCTTTGGAATCACTGGCAGATACTCTATGAAGCTTTGAACCTTTTTTAATAACTATAGAATCTGAATGTTCTTCTATTTTATAAGCTCTTCCAGCTAATCTATCTAATTCTTCTTTACTCCTTCTTACTCCCCATTTCATACCTTTAACTCCATAATGGCATAAATGGTTGTATTCCCACATTGTTATTACCTCCTCCATGGACAAGTATCATTTTTAGACCTTTCTATAAATTCTCCAAATAGTATATCTTCATCGCCATAGTGTATTGCATCATGAGTTCTTTTAGTAGTGCAAATCATGTAGTCTGGATTCAACAAAAATTCTGTTTGATTAATTACATCATACTTTGTCAATGGATTCATATGATGAATGATGATTCTATTATCAATCTCTCTATCTTCCATACCTAAATCACAAGCATTGTCTCGTAGAATTACATAATCTCTTATTCTTTTCCACTCTGCTGACCTATAAAACTTCTGATTCAAATATCGATCAAAGCCAAATGTCTCTTCGCCAACTTTACCGCCTAATTTTAGATAGCGGTATCGCTCTTTAAATGTTTTTAGCTTAATCAATTCTTGATAGGTTCTAATATTCATCATCTTCATCCCCATCCATACTAGTTATTTGCCCACTATAGTTTTGCATTGCCTTAAGAGCATTAGAATATAGCTCTTCGATTCTCTTAGCTGATTGTAAGTTCTCGGTTTTAGCAACTATAAGTTCTTTCTGTTTCTCAAGTATCTCCCTTTCTATCTTTTCTTTAGTTGTAGCTAGTTTTAGATAGTGAGTTATCACTTGAGAAGACGCTGTCCCCTCTATAAGTTGCTTCTCAGCTAAGTCTACAGCTAAAGCTATCATCTGATTCTCTCTTGCTTCTGGAGTTGTTGCAGGTCTAATTTTTTTCTCAGTGCTTTCTCTATTAGTTTTACTTCGTTTTGCCATTGTTTCGCCTCCTTTTCCACAAGATTAAATATAGTTTGTATGTGGTATTTTAGCAGACTTACAGACTTTTTAGCGCCGAAAGGAGAGGAAAAAACGCTAGCATCAGTTAATGCACCTGTAAGCCCCCTAAAATATCACATACAAACTTAAAGTGTTTTTCAAAAATATACCCGCGGGGAATTTTTTAGGAGGCCGGCTTTAATCAATGAAGTAAGCAGCTTGCCGCCACC